AGTTGCAGGCCGGCCCGCACCACCGGAGCTCCCTTGCCCGCCATGGTGCGCGCCAGGCCTTCCACCGCGCCATAGTCCCCGACGTTGTGGACCAGGTTCAGAACGTCGCCCGAAACACCCTTGAAGAAAACGTTCTGGTAAATATCCTTGCCGTGCGGATCCTTCCCCATGTAAACCTGCGTCGGGTTGTTCGAAGGCTTCTTCGATAGCAGCAGGCTCAGCAGTTGCGTGGCGATCATTCCCCCAATGAGCTGCCTCATCCAAAACCTGCGCGCGAGGCTTCCCGCCGGCGTGCCGCGCTCGAACGCGTACTTCACGTTGAACACATTCGAAAAGGTCCAGTCCGGAGCGAGCATCAGCGCCCGGGCCACCTCCACGCTGGCCTTGTTCACTCCCAGATTCTCCCAGTGCAGGCCGCCGTACACCGCGTTGATCTCTTTGCTGATGCTGCTCATGGCAGCCGCCGTTTCCGCCGCCGTGGCGTCCGGATGTTTCGCCAGCCACTGCGCTTTGTGCATCGCGTAGTCGGTGATTTTGAACTGCCGTTGCAGCTTCCCGAAGGTGAAGTCCGTCACCTTCTGTGCGGCAGCGTCCATCTCGCGCACCACCGGCGCCCTGCGCCAGATTTCGCTCCACGTTGGGATCGATCCGGGCTCAAAGCTCTTATAAGCCTCGACGGTCTTCCCCTGCACCGCGGTCGTCCCGCCGTGCGAAATGAAATCGCGCTCCTCGGCCGCGAACTCCGGAGACGTGCGATCCGCCCTCAACCCGCGCAGCCATCCACGCGGCCCCATGTTCGCCAGCGCCATGTAGTTCTCGGTGGTGGCGTGAAACATCGACAGCCCGAGCTGGATCGCCTTGGTGTACGCCTGAAACACGCGTAGCTTGCGGAAACCCGGCAGCGCTCCCAGGTAGTCCGGATCCGTGACCGGCCTCAGCGCGTCGTCGATGAACTTCGGAACCACCAGCGGCACGTGCAGGACGGCAGGCTCGCCGTTTGCATCCGTGTACTGCTGCGGCGTCCGGAACTCCGGCGAGTGCCCGGCCAGCTCCACCCAGCCCTCCGGCCGTTTAAAACGATCCGCCTCGACCATGCCCACGCCCGTGTCCTTGATCTGATTCACCAGCAGGTGAGTGGCGCGCGCCGTCGCGAATTTGTCCCCGTGGATCGTGAAGGCGTCGAAGGCGTTCAGCGTCTTGGGCTTCACGTTGTCCGCCACCGCGTCGAGCAGCGTGGGATAGCCGCGCGTCTCCGCGAATGCAAAATACTTGCCAATCTTCCCGCCCATGGCGCGGCCCAGGCGATCCGAGGTCGGCGCCGCCACCTCGCCCTCACCTTTCGGGTGCAGAATGTGCGGGGCGTACTGCTCCGGCGTCCAGCGGCTCTCGAGGAACCCCAACCGCTGGCCCTCGCGCAGCGTCTCGCCGGCGATCTTCGTGAGAACGCTGTCCGCCGCCTTCATCGCCTCGGTCGGCTTCAGCGCCCGCTCGATGGCCGGCCGCATCCGTTCGATGTTGCGCTCCGCCGCAGTCCGGTCCTCCGGACTCAAATCCAACCGCAGCGGGGGCGTCTCGCCCAGCCACGCTTTCAGTTCCTCGGGATGGTCGCGGTACTCGCGCATCAGCGACAGCGCTTCCTGGTCGACCGGCTTCGGAACGATGCGCCGCAGTTTGTCGATGGCCTGGTTCACCCGCGCCGACCACAAATCGCGCTCGCCGGTGAAGGCTTCGATGACTCTCTGCCCAAACTTCTTCTCGCCAGGCGCGGCCTTGGCCCTTTCCAGTTCCGCCAGCGCCGCGTCCCTCTTCGCCTTCAAATCCTTCATCTCCGCGAAGGCCTCGCGCAGGTACGGTTCGAATGCGCCCAGCCCGGAGCCCAGCGTTGTGGACCCGCTTTGCTTCGGCTCCCTAATCGGCCCGCTGGCATCGGCCGTGCGCTTCCCCGCCTCTGGCGAGGGCTTTTCCGGCTTGGCAGCCGGCTCGGGCGCGGCGGGCTTCCCGGTCCCCTTGAGCGCGTCGAGCGATGCCTCGTGCAGCTCGCCGGCGTACTCGCGGATCCACTCGCCGAACTGGCCGGCCATGGCGTCGGTGAACCGCCCCAGGCGCGTATAGCCGGAAGCGATCTTTTCCGCGCCGACCGTCTTCAGGTCGTCGAGCAGCTCGTTGAACTGCTCGCGGCTGACCTTGCGCACCTCGCCCGAGGTGTCCTTCCAAAGCCGCTGCGCTTCGCGGTACAGCTTCAACAGGTGAGGTTTGATCCGCTCCCCGAAGTCGGCGAGCATGGACCGCGACCAGTCGGTGAAACGGGTGAGCCCCGAGGCGAGCTTTTCAGCGCCCGCGCGGGCGTGATGAGCGAACCCTTCCGGAGTGGATGGGTCTAGTAGAGTTCCTCGACCGGCATCTCCCGCCAGCGTTTCAGACTCTCGATCATCGCGGCCTGTTCCTCGTCGCAGCGTTTCTCGAATTCCGGATCCCTGGGAACCGGCGGTTTCGTCGTGGACGAGTTGGCTGATTCGTCCGGCTTCGCGTTCTGATCGAAGGATGGCATCGAGTTGCTCTCTATCTCCAGTGTACGGGAGTGCTTTCAGCTCCTCAATAGTCATCTGGTGTGCGGACGTACCAGAGTTGTCGTTGAATCGGAACCCGACGCGCGGATCGCCCGCGTAGTGCTCGGCCAGCCGCTCGACTGTGCGGCGCGATTCCCTGTGCGTCATCAGGTGGTAGTCCACGGGAACCACGCGGCCTGTTTTCGCGGCGCGACCGAGCGCACGCCGGAAGGCTTCCGTTGCTTCGGCGTAGGCGTACTCAATGCGGACGTTTCGCCCGCTGTTGAGGGCCGCGTCGATTCGTTCCACCGCCGAGGGAAAGCTGTTCAGCGTGGTGTCGTAGGTGATCTCGGCTTGTCCGCCAGCCAACCGCAACGCTGTCGTCTTCCCGGAGCCAGTTCCGCCAGCAGTGAAAGTTACGTCGCCCTTCGCCGGCCGCTCGAGCAGCCGCCAGTAGACCGAATCGGCAATCCACTGCGCCGCGGCGTGAACCGCGCGCCGGTTGCGCGTGCGGTGCTCGTTCGACTTGTTGTACTCGGGGAACAGGCGCGCGGCGCGGTCGCTGCTCACCGTGGCGCCGAACTGGTTCTCGTACTCCTGGAAGAGGCGCTCGGGGTCGCGGCGCACGCGCGCGTTCACCACCGTCTCGATGAACCGCTCGCGCGCGGTGAGACCTGCTGTCGTCCGGGGACCGTCCAGGCGCATCTCGCCTGAGGTGTCGGACGAAAGCCGCTCGAAGAAATTCCCCTGCTTGGGCTCCTCGCCGAACAGGTTTCCGGCGCCGGTGTCGAGCGCGGGCTTCAGCGGGGTGCGACGGTTGCCGCGGTTGAGCGGGGACTTGAACTCGGCCGAGAGGCGGTCGCCTTCGAGCGCGGCGCGATCGCGCGCGGCACCGGCGGCTACTTCTTCGCGGGTTCCGGCGTCGAAGAGGGAGTCTTGGCGGGGCTTGCGAGAGCTGAGCGCCTGTGAATCGTCGTCCCGACCGCCAGGATCCTGCCGGTCCCTTCCTCGATCACGTAGCTGGTCTGCACGCCGTCGCTCCTGACGGGGCAGGAGATGGTAGTTGCCTTCGATGGTTTGGTTGACGTCATTCGCTCTCTCTCCATTCTTATCGACCAGAAGCTCGGTGTAAAGAGCCGCCAGGCTGGTTTGCTCCTGGTACGTTAGTCCCAACTCGTGACTGATCGACGGCGCCATGAGCCGCGCGCCGATCTCGGCCGCCAACACCGAAGGGTTATCGGGGTAACCCGACCGCTTCATGTTCTCGCCGGCGCGCTTCGCGGCGTCATCGGCGAAAAATGCTTGGTTGTCGATCAGGTCGATGAACTCACCTGTAATCAGAATCTGTTTGTGGTGTGCCCGCTCCTCGTCTAGAGTCTGCCGGATCATCTCGTCGGTGTGGCCGGGCGTGTACCGGACAAGGATTACCGGGGCTGATCCCAGGTTCCCCTCACGGTTCTGTGATGCGCGGTTCACCAGCTCGGAAAGGTGCTTCAGCTTGCTTGCTATAGCGGCGTCGCGTGCGCCCAAACGCTGGCGGATCATCGCGCGCCGAAGAAATCGGCCCATCCAGGGGGTCAGTGTCAAGCCGTCCGGTCCTTCCCCTCGCCAACCAATCGTCGACCACAGAACCGAGAAAGCCTGCGGGTTGACGAAAACCGCCGGGGGGTGGCCTTCCTCTTTGTGGAGAAACGCCCGCGCCTCGCGGGCCTTGTGCTCGAAGCTGGCATTCGGATCGTAGGCCGGTCCACCCGCAACATCCGCAATCAGCTCGCGCCGGCGCCCCTCGACCGCCGCCGCCTCTTTCGCCCGCGGCCACAGCTTCAGCAAGTGCGGCTTGATCCGCTCCCCGAAGTCGGCCAGCATCGCCCGCGCCCAGTCGCGGAAATTGCGCAGTCCGGAGGCAAACTTTTCCGCTCCGGCCTGGACGACCCGCGCGAACGCCTCCGGGCGCAGCTCGCCTGAGGTGTCGCCAGCCAGCTTTTTGAGCTTTTCGGCGATGCGTTTCTCGGCCGCTTCCGCCTTGACGCGCCAGCGCTCGACGTTCGCGGCAGCTTCCTCGGCGGGAGTAAGTTTCTCGGGCTCGGCAGCCGGCTCGGAAGCGGCGGGCTTCTGAGCTGCTTCCGACTTGGGCGCAGGCGCGGTCTCGTCGAACAGCGACGGCGCGGTGTCAAGTTTACTTGACGGCTTGGGGGTGGACTTCCTCGGGGGCGCACCCTTGTCAGCAGGGGTGACACTGGCGGGTCGCGCCCGCAGCACCGGCTCGATGCGCAACACGCCCGGCTCGGCGGTTCGCGCCAGCTCCTTGATCCGCGCCCGGACTTGCGAACCGAGCGCTCGGGCGGCGCGCTCGTCCCCACCCATGTGCTGGCGGACGAAGGCGACGTACTTGGCGTCGCTCTTCGAGCGCTGGAGCTGCGCCGCGATATAGGCGGCTTTGTCGAGGTCGCTGGCGAAATCCAGCTCAAACTGCTTGTTGCCGAATGCGTAGCGCGGCTTCGCTCCTGCCAGCTCGCCCGGCAGGCGGGGGGTTACTTGCTGGGGAAGGGGACGACCGGGTTGCCCTTCTTGGGCGGCGGCTGATTTTCCTTGCTCACTGGCGGCTTGCCCGTCAGCGGGTCCATTCCGTCCAACTTGCGCAGCATCATCAGCACGCGCTTCACCTGGAACGGGTTGTTGTTCTTGAGGAACCGCGGCTTGTACGTTTCTTTGGCCACCCGGGGCCTCCTTTTCTATTACGCGCTGAATCGCGCCCTGAAGCAATTCCCCCTTGCTTGGCGGGGCTGTAGTACCAAACAGGCCCTTTTGAGCGGGGTGGCCTATGTCCTGCACCGCACGCGCGAACTCGGTGAGCACGTCGCCCACGCGGCGCGGCGCGCGGCCGTGCTCGGCAAAGACCTGAAGCAGCTCCTTGGCCTCGGGCGTGATCTCCTGCCCGAACATGCCCTGTTGCGCGAGATAGGTTTCCACCGGCGTGCCGCGCTGCCGCAACCAGCTCAGCTTACGCGCCGCCGTCGCAACGTCCGGGGCGATGTCGCGGTCGTGCAGCGCGCCGACCTTGATGCCCTCTTTGACCTTCGCCAGCGCCGGGGCCGCGCGCAGCATCCCGCTCGTGACGCCCCTGATGTTGTCGTCGGTCGCCTCGGTGAGCGTCTCGATGGCGGTGGGGTCGCCGTAGGCGCGGGCGAAGACGGCGTTGCGGATCCGCCGCGCGCCCTCCTGCGAGAGCGACCCGTCGTCAGTCATCAGCCGCGCGCGATCGCTGGCCGAGACCACCCCGCCCATGAAGGCGCGGACGAAATCGCGGTTTGCGGGCGCCGAGATGTCGGCATCAGGGTCGAACTTGTCGAGGACGGCCCCCACGCGCCCGCCGTCGATGTGGGCGATCTCGGCCGGGCTCATCCCCTGCTGCGGGTCCTCGTTGGACTCGCGGGCGAACTGGACGCGGTTGACCGGCGAGGTGCGGACGCGCACGAGGACAGGCTTCTTCATGCCCTGGATCACTTCGGGCGCGATGCCGTGCGTCTCGCTGTCGGCTGCCAAGTCGCTCTTGTAGCGTTCGGCGGTGGGCAGGCCGCGGTCGTAGGCCATGCGCAGCCCGTTCACGCGGCCGTTGCCCGCCTCGACGTTCAAATCCTGCCCGGCGACGGGCGCGCCGAAATTGGGCAGCGCATTCTCGTTGAGCTGGCCGTAGTTGGCTTTACCGGCGATGTCGGCGATTTGGACCTGGCTCGCCTTGCGCGTGCGATCGCGGGGCTGGAGCGGCGCGGGGTAAGCCTCGGTCGGCTCGCCTTGCAGGTCGTGCGAGACGGTCAGATCGTCGGCCTCGACGACGGCATAGCGCGTGTCGGCCTCCGTGCCGCGCACGGTAGTCACCTTCCCGACGTTGCCCAAGCGCTCCGGAGGGATCTCGGCCGGTGTCCCCTCCGGCAGATCCTCCTCGGTAGCCAAGTCTTGCGTGGGCGCGGCTTCCTCCGGCGCCTGCCACTTGCCGAGTGAGTTCACCGTGCCGTCGGCGACGAGCGCCTGGAAGATTTCACCCGCCTTCTTCTTGTTCACTCCGAGCGCGTTCTGAAGGCCCTGCTTGCTGAGCTTTCCCTCGCGCTTCGCCAGCGCGCGGGCCGGGCCGAGCACGGCCTCCATGCCGGTGGGCTCGGCGGCGCGCGCACCCTTCTCACCCTGGTCACCCTGGTCAACAGGGGCGACCGGGCTAACGGCCGCCGGCTTCGTCTCGCCTTTCGTCTCGACCGTTTCGGAGGGCGCCGCTTCCGTTTCGGCCGCGGCGCGCTGCTCCATGAACGAATCGGGCGTCTCCGGCGCGGCCTTGGGAGCCGGGGCGGATTTCGGGGCTCGCTCAGCCGGCGCGGGCTGCTCCTGGTCGAACAGCGTGGGCGGCGCGATGTCGGGTTGCGGTAGGCCAGTGTCTTGCTGCCGCACGTTGGGCTTGGGCGTTGCCTGTTCACCGTGCTCGCCGCCATGTTCGAAGATCGGGCCGGCGACCGTGCCGCCGAGCGCGCCGAGGATGCCCTCATTAATCGACTCCGGCCCCCATACCTTGACCTTCTTCGCCTCCTCGGGCGGGAGGTTCTGTTTGAGCGCGGTCCGTTGGCCCGCGCCCTGAAGCACTTCCTGAAGCCCCTCGGCGGGGGCGCCCGTCGCCGCCCGCACGGCCATGCGCGTGACGAGTCCCTTGCCCGTCTCCTTCATCCACGCCTTGATGTGCGGCTCGAAGAAACCGATGTAGTTCAGCCCGAACGTGGGGAGCGCTTCGAGCAGCAGGGTGTCCTTGAGCACTTTCCACGCGGCAGCCGGCTGCGCGTCATGCTTCTCCAAGGCATCGCGGTAGTTCGCCCCAGCGTCCACAGCCAGCTCGACGCCGCTCATCGCGCTGCTTTGGCCGAGCGCGGTGAACAATTGCGCGGCTTCCCCCTTCAGTCCGACGCCTTCCGCCGCGCCCGCCGCTGCCGGCCCCGCCGCCACGCCCATCATGACGAACGGGATCATCGAGCCGACGGCCTCGCCCATCTTGCCCGACCACCATTCGGGGTCCCAGAGCAGCTCGGGGTTCTGCGTCCAAGCGTCGGCGAAGCCGACATCGTGCTTGGCCCGGTTGCGGTTCTCGGGGAGGCGGTCGCTGCCTACGGCCTCACCCGCTCCCTGGAACTTGCGCGCCATGTCGCCGAACTCGCGCCCCAGGCCCTTGAGAACGGTCCCCTCGCCGCCGGTCGGCTTCTCGCGTACCATCTGTGAGCCCAGCGCTTCGCCGAAGTTGGCCGCGCCCTCGACGGTCTGCCATGCCGCGCGGCTCGTCTTGCCCATGAAGGCGTCCACGATGTCGGCGCCCTTGCGCCACACCGATCGCGTGTCGGGCGGCGGCTCGGGAATCTCCTCGATCTTCGCGCCCTCGACGAGGTAGGGCGCGGGAAGGCCTGTCAGCTCGGTACCGGGGATCTTCGGGCGAGCGGCCGTCGCCGGTTGGCTCGGCCGCTGAAGGCTCCGCATGAAGCTGTCGGGGTCGAGCTCCGGCGCCGGCGGCTTCCACTGCCGCATGAAATCGTCGGGATTGAGGAGATTATCCGCCATCGCCTAATTTCTGATGTAGTAGCCTTTGGCCTCGAACTCTTTTTGCGCCGCTTTCAGGTCGATGCCCTTCTGCTGCGCGTAGGCTTTCACATGCGCCATCGTCGCGGGCTTCGAGTAGCCGAGTTGCTCTTTGCGGTTGAGCACTTCCGTGCGGCGGGTGGTGAGCTGCTCGAATCTGCGTTTGAGGCGCTCCTCTCCGTCGGCGTCGAGGTCCACCGTGTGGCCGTTCTTCAGGGTTTCCTGCCCTCTCGTCAGGTCCGCGCCGATGGTCACCATTTCCTCGTGCAGGCCCGGCACTCTGCCGCTTGAAGTCGTGTAGCCGCGCTCCTCCTTTTCGAGGCCTTTCAGCTCGTCGCGCTTCTGCTTTTCGGTGAGTCCCTTCTCGCCGCCCCCCTTCTTGTTGGCGCGAATCCCCGCCGTGCGCTCGCGCGATGCGTTCGCGTCCTCGCTCCGCTTGTTGGCTTGCTTGTCGCTCTCCGCCCTGGAGAGGGCGTTGATGGCCGCGCCAGCGGCCGTTCTCGGTACCGACATCGGCGCCGTCATGCCGGGGAGGTTGATCGAGAACTCCGGGTTCTTGATCTTTTCGAGCGCGGCGGTGTTGTGGAGGTTCATGTCCGCCATCGCTTGCGCGTCAGAGAGCGCCTTGCTGTGCATCTCTTCCTGCCCGTGGATTGCGTACCGGTGGCCGCCGTAGTCGAGGGTGTCGCCGACGGGTGCCGTGATCTGGTTGGGGATCGTGAGCGCCTGGAGCGGGCTCATGCCGGCGGGCCGGTTGAGCGGCATCGTGCGCTCCGTCTGGCCCGGGTCGAGCTCCTGCAGCGCCGGATTGGTGGCGAACCCGAAATGAGCCTGGATCTTCCGCAGCGTGTCGGCCTCGTCCTCGCGAGCGTTGCGCCGCGTGCGCTCCCCGGCCGCCGTGGCGCGGTCCTGGCGCGCCCAGCCCATCTCCTCGTCCTGCATCCCCTCGTTGCGCCTGGTCCTGCGCTTCGACTCCTCGAACTCGGATTGCCGGAGCGCCATCGACTTGATGCGATCCGCCAGGCCCACAGCGTTGATGAGACCCTCGTTGATCGGGTTGTATGCGTTGAAGTCGGACATGATTCACCTCCCCATTCACTGCTGGCCGTCGCCGCCATAGTCACCGTCGCCGCCGCTCCATGCGCTGCCGAAAAACGGGTCGTCGGAGTAGCTCAAATCAGTCCCGCCGCCCGAGCCAGTCTTCCCGCCCTTGAGCAGCTTGTCGAGCATGAGCATCGTCGAGAGCGTCGACATCCCGCCGCTGGCGGCGCCGCCGAGCACGTTGCCCGACTGCGTGCCGGTGGTGGTCGAGCCGGAGGCCTGCCCGAAGCGTTGCGCGAGGCCGAGCGTGTTGTCGTCGCGCTGCATGATGTACTGCGCCATCTTCGTTTCCAGGTCGCCCTGGTCGCGGAACCGGCTGAGCTCGAGGTTGAGATTCATGCGCCCGGCGCGGCCGTCGGCGCCCGCCGTGCCGTACCCTTTCGCGGCCATCCGCGAGGCGAGCGTATCGCCGGCGTCGGCGTAGCGGCGGTTGATGTCGGTCAACGCGCCCGTCTTGATTGGCTCGGTCCCTGCCGATGGGTCCGCGAGCCGCGCCTGAAGCCGCGACGAGACGAGCGAATTGATTTGCTGCTGCTCGGGCGTGTAGTACGGCCGTTGCTGTTGCGTCGTCGTCTTCGGGCGGTTGAGCAGACCACCGATTAGGCTGCTGCCGATACTGGCTATGGCGTTCCAAGGCATCGCTCAAACTCCTCCGGGAACAAAGTCACGATCCGCATGGCGACGGGTTGGCCGTTGCGGAGCGTGCAGGCGGGCAGGGGGCGATGCGGTGGTGTTTCCTCGACGGCGCCAATGGCGCGCGCGAGCGCGATGAGCTGGTGATTGTCGGCGAACACGTGAGACGAGATGCGCAGCACGCCCGCGGCGAAGACTTGCGCGTACACCTGCTGGAGCGCCGGCACGGTGGTCTCGTGGCCCCAGAAGCGTTTCGCGAAGATGACGTGAGTCTGGCAGTGAATCGGGTTGATGGGCAGGATGGACACGATGCCGCCCAGCTCCTCGTCGCGCCAGACGCCCCAGGTGCGCGTGACCGGCGCGCGCGCGTTCCAGTCGTCGAGGAACTCGTCGAAGGTGCGCGGGGCGAAGTCGTCGGCCACGCGGTCGCGAAACGAGTTGATCCAGTGCCACAGCCGGGGCAGCGCCCGAAGGGGGAAGGGGGATTCGACGCGCACGTTCATCTGCTGATTCATCGGCTGATTCATCGGCTAAAGCTGAGCAAGCAAGGGGTCGATCCAGTCGCAATCGAGGGGTGCCTTTGCCGCCGCCTCGATCACTTTCTTAATCTCGACGCCCTCCTCCACGTCCATCTGAATTTCGCTGTTGGCGAGCTTGGCGAGGCCGATCACGGAGACCGTGCCGGCCCCGTCGCGGAATTGGAGGTGCTTGTTTTCCTCGGCGCTGAACTCGATCTTGCGCATCAGCGCGCGGCAGCGGCGCAGGCGCGCCACGTCGGTGTCGGTGAGCACGGCAAACAGGTGCCACAGTTTGAAACGCTGTTCGGGGGTGAGAGTTATAGTCATAGGAGCCTCATGGGTAGATCGGTATCCAGCCGATTCCCGAGCCATAGATGTCGTAGACGTAAATCTTGGCCGTGGTCGATCCGCCCGGAGTCCAATAGTTGTCGTCGATCACGGGAGCAAAGAGCTGGCCGGTGAATTTGAGGCGCGCGAAATCGGTGTTGCGGCTGGCATCAATGACGGTCGTGCCGCCGATCTTGTAGGCGCTCGCGAAGCCGGTGAGGTTCACCTGGCCCGCCGCGCTGATATTGCCGTTCCCGTCCATCTGGAGGTTGTAGTTCGAGGTTTGGAAGGCGATGGACGCGCCGCTCGCGCCGGAGTTGAACGCGCCGCCCGATCCGGTGGCGACCGAGGCGAAGGTGACCGCCGATACTGTCGAGACGGCCTGGCCGATGCTCACCTGGATGCTGGAACCGGAGGGGCTGACCGTGACGCCGGTACCGGCGGTGATGTTGAGCGCGCCGGCGAGCGCGTTGAGCGAAGTTACGCCGCCGCCGCCGCCGCTGCCGGTCACGATGTCGGTGAATACGCCGCCCACGTAGGCCCGGAGCTTGCTGGTCGAGGTGTCGTAGTAAATCGCCCCATTGCCGATGGTGTCGCCGCTCGTCGCCGAGGGCGCGCCGAAATTCTGGCCCGCCTGCATGTAGGTGCTTGCCCGCACGCTGCGCGCGTAGACGCCGCCCGACGGCGCTTGAATCGCCTGATAGCTCGTGTGCGGCGTGTACATGCCCTCGTCTGATTGCAGGTAGCCGTCCTGGATCCAGATGGACTGGCCCCCGGCTGAACCCGTGACGACAAGCTGATTACGGAGCGTCCACACGCGCCCGGTCGAGCATTCGAGGTTATTCAGCGCGCCGCTGCGATCGCGCACGATGAACTCGCCCGAGCTGCCGATGTTCAGCCCCCATTCGCGATAGCTCGGCCGCGAGAGCGTGAATGCCGAATCGCCGTCGGTGCGCTCGCCAATCCAGCCGAGCGCTTTCCCGCCGCCCGCCAGCGCCTTGAACGCCTCCGAGGACGAGGATGCCGTGGCGTAGCCCGTCGTCGCGTTCACAAAACCGGTCACTTGCAGCTTCGCTCCCGTCCCGTCGTCGGAGGAGGAGCCTACCTGAAGCGCGCCGCCCGAGTTGTAGACAAAGGTGGAGGACGCGCCGAACACGCCGCTGCTGTTGAACTGGACTTGCCGGTTCGACCCGGCCGGGGTGCCGCCGCCTGTCGTCACGTCCACGAAAGTCCCGGCCACGCGCGCCCGGAGTTTGCTGGTTGCGGTGTCGTAGTAGAGCGCGCCATCGACGAGCGAGTCCGCGCCCGTCACCGACGGCGCGCCAGAGGACTGGCCGACCTGCATGTACGTCGTCGCCCGCAGACTGCGCGCGTAGACGCCGCCCGAGGGCGTCTGGATCGCCTGATGGCCGGCATCCGCCGTGTAAAAACCTTCGTCGGACTGCACGTAGCCGTCTTGCACGAGGATCGACTGGCCGCCGGCTGAACCCGCGACCACGAGTTGATTACGGAGCGTCCACACCCGCGACGGGTTGCACTCCAAGTTGTTCTGCGCGGCCGTGCGATCGCGCACGATGAACTGGCCCGAGCTGCCGATGTTCAGCCCCCATTCGCGATAGCTCGGCCGCGAGAGCGTGAATGCCGAATCGCCGTCGGTGCGCTCGCCAATCCAGCCGAGCGCTTTCCCGCCGCCCGCCAGCGCCTTGAACGCCTCCGAGGACGAGGATGCCGTGGCGTAGCCCGTCGTCGCGTTCACAAAACCGGTCACTTGCAGCTTCGCTCCCGTCCCGTCGTCGGAGGAGGAGCCTACCTGAAGCGCGCCGCCCGAGTTGTAGACAAAGGTGGAAGCCGCGCCGAACACGCCGCTGCTGTTGAACTGGACTTGCCGGTCTGCCCCCGCCGGAATGCCGCCGCCGCCGCCCGAGAGCACGTCCACGTAGGCCGCGCCGTTTTCCGACACCCGAAAGCGATTGGTGGAAGAGTCGAAATACATCCGGCCCTGCCCGACGTCGGACAATCCCGCGTTCGCCTCCGTCTCGGCGGTGAGCGAGAGCGAGCGCGTGGCGATCAGCCAGCGCGCGGTCACGCCGCCCGCTGCCGCCTGGATCGCGTCGGTAGCCGTGCCCGGCGTCGAGAATCCCGTCGTGGCGCGCACGAAGCCCGTCACCTGGACGGTGGCTCCGCTGCCGTCGTCGGTGGCCGAGCCTACCTGGAGCGCGCCGCCCGAGTTGTAGACAAAGGTAGAGGCCGCGCCGAACGTCCCGCCGTCGTTGAACTGCACTTCCCGATCGGAACCGGCCGCCGCGCCGGTCGGCGGAACAAGATCGATCCACACCCGCGCGCCCGCCAATGTCGTCACGCTCTGCTCGAAGCGCCCGAGCGTTTGGTTGAACCGCAGTAGGCCCCAGTCGGCGTCGAGCAAGTCCGCGTCGGCGTCCGCATACGCTTCGCCGGTGGCCGTCATGCCGAGTTGCGCCAGGAAGCCGTAGCTGAGCAGCTTGCCGGTCGCTACCAGGTCGCCCGCGCCGAACACCGCGCGGTCGGCGGTCGCGATTACGCCCGTTCCCGCCGCGCCGTCGAGCGAGACGTTGAGCACGGCGTCCTCGGTCGCCCCGTCGCGGTAGTCGGCGAATTGGAAGCGCTGCTTGCTCGTCGCGCCGTTGCGCGTGTATCCCTTACAGGCGGCCGTGATCCCATAGCCCTCGCGCTGGAGGAAGAACTCCGAGCGCGCCGCCGCCGTCGCATCATTGGTGGTAAAGTGGAGCGCCGTTTTCGACGCGCTCGTCGCGTGGCGCAGGAACTCGTAGCAGTTGCCGACGAGCACGTTTTGGCCGACCAGGTTCTCGTCGTCGGCGTCGAAATCCGCGATTGTCGCGTCCTCGACGATTGCCGGCAGGGCGGAGCCGGCGGGGTCGTAAGAGATGAAGTTGTCGCGCACCACGTTGTCGCGCGCCCGCTGTGTATCGGCGGTACCGGTGTTGCCGAGCGTGATTGGCGCGACGTTCGGCGCGGCGGGGTGTTCGATGTTGTTGCCCGCCACCAGACAGCCGCGCGCGGTGTAGAGCCGGATCGCGCCGCCGCCCATGTTGCGGAAGCTGTTGCCGATGATGTTGACCTTTTCGCCGCCCTGCAACAGGTTGGTGTTCCCGGTCTGCATCCCATACGTCCAGTTGTTCCCGGCGCCGCCCGGCCCGATGGCGCTGATACTGTCCTCGGTGTAGGCGGGCTCCCCCGACGATGGGATGACGCACGTGTTGCCGGAGACCGTCGAGTAGGCGAGGCCGTCGAGGTCGAAGCAATCGCCGTTGGCGCTCACAACCACGTTCCCGGTGATCGAGGCGTGCAGCACCAGGCCGCTCATGTCGATCGCGGAAGCGTAAGCGAGGGCCAAGTACTTCGGCGTCGATGCCGACGTGTCGTCGCTCGTCGTGTAGCCGATGCGCCGCAGCACATTGTTCGAGACTGATCCGCCGTTCACGGAGCCGAGCTGGAGGCCGTGAAAGCCGATGTCTTCCAACCGGTTGTGCGAGATGTTCACGTTGCGGTGCATCTCGTCGAAGCCGTAGCAGTGGCCCCAGACGCCCACGCCCGTGAGTCGCCGGAACACGCAGCGCGTCACGGTGAGGCCCTTGACCGAGTAGAGCTTGCCCGCCGAGGCGCGGCCATCACACTGGTAGTGGAACCCGCCCGTCCAGGAGCCGTAGGTCTTATCGCCGCCCGAGGCGCCGAACAGATGCGGGCGGCAGTTCTCGACCGTGCAGCCGTCGACGAGCACGTCGCGCAGGTCCGCGTCGCGGGCGTCGAACAGCGCCGAGTAGCCGCCGGTGTGGAAGAACACCACGCCCGCCATGCGGAAGCCGTGCGCGCCGCCATGCACCCACACGGACGTGTTCTCGGTGAGGGTCGCGTGCATCGGATCGGCCGAGAAATCCGAGTAGAGCAACCCGACCGACGTGTCCACGTCGCCATCGATCTGCAAGTCGAACAGGCCCGAGTTTTCGCCCGTGACATCGAGCAGCCCCAAGCCCGCGGCCACGTCGCCGTTGCGCACCAGCCGGCTTTCGCGGCCCTCGCCGCGCAACCGCACGCCGGCGGGGATGTCGAGCTGGTCGATGAGGTAGTCGCCCTTGGGGACAAACAGGTCGCCGCCGCCCGCCGCCGAGACGGAATCGAGCCCGTCTTGAAAAGCAACCGTGTCGTTGGCTACGCCGTCGCCCGCCGCGCCGAAGTCGAGCACGGATGGGTAATCCCCGGCCTTCCAGCCCGCCGTGCGCGTCTGCGAGTCGGTGTAGGGGACGCCGCTGTCGTACTCGATTTTCACGTCGCTCGCGCCGCCGCCGCCGATTTGGGTGATTTTTTGCACCGTCGTCTGGGTGACGCCCGCGCCGTCGGCCAGCCGCCGCAGCCGGTCGTTCAGCGTGGCGATGAAGTCCGACCCGAACTCCTGATTCGACGCGATATCGGTGAACGTCCGCTTGTTAGGCATCGGGCGGAACCTCGATCCAGGCTGGCAAGTCGGGTGTCGGCTGCATGGGGATCGGCTTGTCTTGCCAGCCCTTATCGCGCGGCGGCAGCGGCAGCGCGGTCTCGGCCCATGTCTTCGCTGGCGTGGGGATGGGCAAGGCGGTCTCGGCCCATGACTTCGGCGGCGTGGGGATGGGGAGCGCGATCGCGGCCCACTCGACGAGTTGAGGCGGGAGCCCGGGCAGGGGGAGCCAGGCCCAATCGCCGCCGTCGAGCGCGCGGGCGAGCACGCTCCCGCCATAGAGCCGCACCTCGGACCAGGAACTCACTTCGACTTGCAGCAGGTGCGCGCGGATCGTTCCGGGGAGCTTTAGCTCGGGCTGGTAGAGGCCCGCGGTGATGGAGGCCGTGTGCCGCAGGGTCATCGTGTTGCCGGGCATGTCTGTCCACAGCTTGAACGTCGCCCCGAAGGGCGCGTTGATAATCAACCGCACTCGCTTCAGCAGCCACACCCGCGCCATCAGTGTCCCTCGATGGTCATCACGGGCGAGAGCCATTTCTCCGATGGCGTGGCCGCTCCGTTGATGTAGACGGGAATCGGGCGGTGTGAGACCTTGCCGCCGAACAAGCGGAAAACGCCGGAGCTGGAGATTTCCACCTGGAACTCGGAGCCTTCGACCGGCGTCGCCGGCGAGGCGTCCTCGAGCGAGAGCGTGCGCTGGCCCCTGCTGGCGAGCGACGGGAAGGTAAGCGTCTTGGCGAGGGAGAGGACCGCGCCCTCGAGCGCGGTGTAGAACTTCACCGTGAGCGAGCTTGCCGCCGAATAGTCGAGACTGACGGAGCCGAACTCGCTGATTCTGTCGTATGCCATAGATGCCCCCTAAACCGTGATCGCTTCGGTGATGAATTTCTCGGAGTTGCTCCCGTCGTGGTACTCGCCGAGCGGGCGGATGAGCAACGCCGCGCCGTAGAGCTGAAATGTCGAGGATTGAGCGATGAGCGTGAGGCGCACCAAGCGCCCCTCGATCCCGTCCGGGAGGACCACCACGCGCGGCGCGCGGGTCGTGGTCGCGGCAATCGTGCCGTTGCATCCCGTCGGGCTCGCCATCGCCCCGGATGGCAGCTCGACGTAGAGCTTCCAGTCGACGGCGCCGCCCGCGTTGATGTCGAGTTGCAGCCGCTTGTACTGTTTGACCTTCTCCGTTCCGAGGTCCGTCTCGTCGGAATCGAAGCTCTTCGCCTCGCGCGGCTCGACGAAGTAGTGAACGACTACCTTGTAGACCGCGATCGACTGGCCGGTGTTGGTGCATTCCAGGCGTACCGCGAGGTTCTTGGCTCGGATGCCGGGCTTGGATCCCCCCGTGTTGAGCTGAATCACCGTCTGTTGCCGCGTGGAGGTCGTCACGCTGCCGACCGAGATTTCGTCTCCCGACAGCTCGCCGTTGTTGGTGTACACCTTGACGGTCATGCTCAGCCCGCCGGTGTCGGCCTCGACGAGGATGTCCTCGTAGACCTTGAACTGTTCCGGCGCGCCCTGGTCGTTGTAGCGTGAGTGGAAGGCGACGGCGTAGGTTGCGCCCACCTGGTCGTAGAGCGAGTCTTCAAGGTTGTAGGCTCCGACGTGCGACGACCCGCTTGCGGTCTGGTAGAAGCAGCCGATCAGCTCGCCCGCCTGTCCCTCGTTGAGGAAGTTGAACAGGCGCCGCGAGTCCTTCACCCATCGCCCGCTGGCAAGCTCGTAAATCCACGTTTGCCGCACTCCCGCCGTGTCCATGACGCTGAGCCACACGCGGCCCGAGCGCATGGTCATCGACGCCGTGCCCATTGACGACGCCTCGAAGGGGTTGTGTTGGATGCCCGCGCCGCGCGCCACGAACACGGCATCGTCGTGAAAGATCGGATCGAGCTTCGGCGAGATCAGCTTGGCGTAATCGCCGTTGAACTCGCACAGGCCCTCGCGGGCGAGGAAGAAATCCGTCAACCCGCTCGACGCCACGGCGCGCGGGGACATGAGACCGTAGTCGGAGCGCGTCAGCTCGGGCGGGTTCTCCTCGATGTCGCCTCCGACGCGCCAGATGGATGTTGCCGTGTAGATGTAGAGCGAGCGCGGCTTGACCGAGATGTGCAGAACATTGTCGTCCACGTCGAACCAGTTCCCGCTCGTGCCGTTGTCTGAGCCGGGAAAGTACCACGGCTTGCCGGGAGGAGTGTAGTAGACGCGGCGCGGATTCACCGAATCGCGGTAGGCCACGAGGCGGTTCATGTACGTCACCACGCCGTTGGCGGCGGGCGGCGGGTCGTGATCGTCTTCCATGAGGATGCCGGGCGTATCGGCGACTTCGCTGTCGAGCCGGTGGTCGTCGTAGGTGGTGGTGGAGTTGTCGTAGATGTAGGCCACGAGCGTGGGCTCGGCCAGATGCCCGCCCACGCGGTAGATGGCCCGGTTGTTCACGCATTGCGAGAGGCCGGAGGGCGCGGCGGGCGCGGTAGGGATGCTGGCCAGCGCGATGTAGTCGACGCCGGCGGTCGCGTCGATGGCGGCCGAGACGGCGGAGGGCTTGGACTCGAAATTCTCGTCTCCGGCCGCGGTCGCGGTCCCAAAGGTGACGTAGTAGTAATAGGTCCCGGTGATTCCGCCGGTGCCGTTGGGCGTGCCGCTGAGAGCGGAGCCGGGCTTCGGTGGTTGCCAGAGGTAGAGGGACGTTCCGTTGTCGCGCACCTGGCGGTCCGCCGCCTGATTCATGATCCAGACGTAGCGGCCCGCCGCCGCCAGGCCGAACGGGGCCACGTTCGCCAAACCGGACAGGATGTAGGTCGTGTTGCGCTGGAGCCTGCCGTCGGACCCTCCCGCCGCCTGCCAGCCCCAATAGCGCCGCCCGGCCAGCCGCCGGGCCGTGTGGAGCGCGTCGGCGCTGCCGCCCGAGAAGGTGCATTGCTCGCTCGACGTGTTGCCGTGGCGCGAGCGCAGGTAGCCGTAGCGGTCGACGCGGAAATTGGTGACTTCGAGCGAGTCGTCGTCGGGGATGTTGTCCCCCGCCCCGACCAGGTTGACCCCGCCGAATTTCAGCGTCCAGGCGTCGCGCTTGTAGCTCATAGCGTCGGCCCCCAGTAGTGCCGCGCCGCCGTTTCGAGGAGCGCGGCGAACTGGCGCGCCTGCGCGGCCACGTCCGGCATCGCTCCCTCGCCGTTGCGCCCGCGCGCCTCGGCGAGCAAGACGAAATAGAGCCAATCCTGAAGCAGCGGCGGCGCGGCGCATTGCGGCGCGCCGCTCGTCACGTCAGCCGGGCTCTGGAAGGTGATCAGGTCGAGCGTCGAGCCGGATGCGGCGGGCGGGTAAAGCCGGCGTTGCGCGAGACCCGCGTCGGCCAGGTAGCGGCGCGGGGTGGCCGCCGCCGCGTCGGCCCACAGGGTGTCGAGCGCGTCGAGATCGCGCAGAGTCGTGGGCAGGATCACAACACCGTTCCAGGCGGCCTGCAGGATCGCGATGTCGCGCGATCCCAGCGAGAAGCTGGAGACGGCGCCAGGCGAGGTCTGCGTGCGCTCGGCGAACACTCCGGCCTGGCGCGCCAGCCGCTTCAGGTTCTCGTCGGCGTAGCCGTACAACTCGGTCGTTGTCCAGAAGGCGAGATCGCTGGTTGTCGCCGCGTTGAGCGCCGGGGCCAGATCGGCGATGACACTGCTCGCGTCGATCATGCGGCCTCCGGTTGCTTCTTCTTCTGGCCGAGCAGGGCCGAGAGGTCGAAGCGCTCGAGCTCGGGTGGCAGCGTGTCGAAGTGGAGCGCGCGGGCGCGGGCGCGCACCTGGGCGGCCACGTCTTTCACGGCTGCCACGTAACGGCCCAGTCCCTCGAACGATTCGGCGAACTCCGAGCCGCCTTCCTTGGCGCGCAATCGGAATACCGCGAATTCAATCAGCGCGGCGTGATGCGCGGCGGGAATCTCCGGGCTATCGCCGTCGGCGCTCATGCCGGCGGGAGCGCGCGCCAGAATGATCGAGAGGGCGGTACCGGCGTTGGGCGGCGCTTTCTCCAGCCCGAACAGATCGCCGCCCACGGCCACGTAGCGCGCGGGAGTCCCGGTAGTCGTAAACCAGTTCGGCGTGACAGCGCCCATTTCGGCAAGCCGGACGGGACGGACCCTCGTCGATCCCACCTGGCGGACGTGCAGGACGGCCAACAGGTCGGACCAGGTGCTCATCAGGTGGTAGAAGTGGACGTTTGCCGTGAGATCGAGCGTGCGCGTCGCCTCCAGGCACAGCGTCAGGTAGGCGAAGACGCGCTCGGCCGCGTTGAGGGCGGAAGTCGCCTCGGCCACGGTGTAGTAGCCGCTGCCGTCGGCGGGCTCCTCCAGCCGGGCAAACACGCGCGTCCTCATCTCGCTGAGCGTCATGGCAGCCGGAAATTGCCTCCGCGCCGAACGGGCCGCAGGTAGTGCGCGGTCCAGTGCGCGGCGGGCTTCAACGCAGTCGTCGGGTTCTGCCGCCTGTCCTGGGCGCGCAGCGTCGCGAGGGCCGCGGCGAACTTCGCCTCGGCGCGATCGGCGCCGCCGTAGTCGCCGCGCGCTTCGCGGATGTCGGCCTTCACTCCCAACTCAATGAGCTGGTCGGGTACCCACGGGAGCGGCGAGAGGTTCGTACTTGTCCATGCCGTGATGCGGCGCTGGTAGGTGTAGGGCACGCCGATAGCCGACTCGGGGATCGGGTAGATTTCGACGCGACGCAACATCGCCGGGTCGCTCGATCCGGTGTCGGTCGCGGGCGCCCACGCCTTCGGCGGACCGAGCGTGATGATGCGGCCAACGGCGGCGCGGAGCTCACCCGGGGAGAGTTTTTGCATCGGCAGGCCCGTCTGCGTGTCGAGCATCGTCTCGATGTGCTTCAGGTCGGACGGGAGCGTGTAGACGTTCTGGAACAGGACATACCCCGCGCCGGTCACGGTCTCGCCCTCGTAGGCGCGTTCCAGCGTCCCTGTCGTCGCGCCCGTGCGCGTCAACGTGTACCACTCGGGCGTTCCCGCGATCTGGATCCGCATTCCGCTCATCCCCGCCGTCCAGGTCGTTCCGGCGCCGGTGACGGCCGTCGCGCCGAGCGTGGCGTCGAGCGTGCCGTCGCGGTAGGCGGAGATCGTCGCCAGCGTGGCATCGACGCGCAGCCCGCGCCAGTTGTGCGCGTCGAGGATCTGGCGGTAGCGCTCGTTGAGCCAGCCGTCGATCAGGTCGAGGTCGAGTTCGCCCGCCTGGCGGATCAGCCGTAGCCGCAATTCGCCCCAGGTCATTGCTTGCCTTCCTTTGGCCACACACCGGAATCTTCCACGCGCCGCCACAGCTTCGAGAGCCGCTTGGCGTCACGGATGTTGAAGCGCCCCTCGTGGCACTGCTCGACAAAGGCGTTATAGGCGACTGCGAACGTGTTGAGCCGGTCGGTGAACTCGTCGTCGCCCCCGAGGGACGTGGCTGAAACTCCGACGGCCAACAGGAACAGGGCGAGGCGTTTCATTGCAGCGTGATGCCTTTCACCGCCGCGACGCGCTGGAGCGCGCGCCACGCCTGCGTGATCTCGGCGTCGCCGAGGGCGCGCGACCACATCGCGACGTAGGCGATGCGCCCGTTGAGGTAATTGGTCGAGGCCCAGGAGCCGAACGCGCCGAGGTCGAAGTTACCCGACGGTATCGTCCACGTCTTGACGAAAGCCTGTGTATTCTCGCGGAAGCCGCCCGCGCCCTCGCGGATGAGGCGCGCCTTTTTGGTCACGCCGTTGTAGGAGGCGGCGATGACGTGCCAGTTGGTGTCTGCGACCGTGCCGGTCGTCGTCTTGTTTTCCTGGGTGCCGTCGTTGCCCGAGACGCGAAATACCAGAGTGTTGTCGCTCTTGATGTAGAAATCGACGCCCATGTTGTTGGCGGTGATTTTCCGCGCCTGAAAGAGCTGGTGATTCGCGCCCGTCGCGTTGCGCTTCACGACAACGAGGAACGTCCACGAATCGGTGTCGTGCGCGCAAATGCACGTCGAGGCGTCGCCGAGCGTGGCGAAGTCGCCGCCGTCGAACGAGAGGCCCTCGGCGACCCAGGTGGGATCGTTCGAGGTCGCCCCGGAGGTTGAGCCGCGCTGGCCGTCGCGCCCCCCGATCGAGTCGGTAATCACCTGCGTCGATGCGGCGGCCCCCGCGTCGAGGAGGTATTCCGACGCCAGCCCGACGGGCGAGCGAAGGCGGCGTTTGGCCAACACGCTCGCCAGCACGGCTACACCTCCCGGACGACGAGGGTGAGCGCGCGGTCCGCGCCCTGATTGACGGGCGTCCCCGTGGTCCCCGAGCGTACCTTGATCCAGCTCGCGCCGAGCCAGTCGGATGGATTCAGGTCGATCGACCGCGATGCCGCGGCCTTGATCGTGTATTCGTAGCCGCCCGGGCCGTCGTACTTGTCGAAAAAGGTCGTTCCGTCGGCCGACACCTGAAACGTGAGATCGGCGGCGCTCCAGCCCGTGGACATCTGGATGCGCACGGGAACCTGATCGCCCAGGAAGATCGCCGCCGATAGCCCGGTGGCTCCGTTGAGGACAGTTGCGCTGATTGTGCGATTGCGGGCCATGAGTACCCCCTCTCGCTAGACCAGCAGGGCCACGTTCGATGTATCGCCCGCGGGCTTCACGGCCCCCACGATCGCGATTTTGTTCCTGTCGTTCACGTCCCATTTGATGAGCGTTCCGGGCGCGTCCGACATCGTGGCGCAATTGGCGTCGACCAGCAGATAGCCTTGCGTCAGCGCGGGCAGGCGCATGACCCCCGTCGCGGCCGCTCCGTAGTTGGCCGACTGGTAGAGGAACTTACAGCCCTGGAAGTAGTTGAAGGCGTCGACGCCGGTCGCGTCCGCCACTTCCACCAGCACGTGATTGGATGCGTGCGAGACCTGCGAGACGATGCGGCAGTTCTCAAACAGGTTTTCCTTGGCCGCCGTGTCGAACAGAATCTCGGCGTTGAGTTGCGCGCCGCGCGCGACGGTGAACAGGCCGATGACGCAATGGTCGAACTCGTTTTCTTCCGCCGCGTCGAGTTTGAGCGAGTAGGCGCCCGCGATATCGTTGGCGGTGTTCCCGATGCCCACCAGGTGGCAGCGCACGAAGCGGTTGCGATTGCCCGTCACTTTCACGCATCCGGTTGGATTGGTGCCGGCGACGCCCGCGTAGAAGGCAATGTTGGCGATGAGACAGCCGTTCGCGCTCAAGGTGAACAGGTTGGACGCCGTGTCATAGGTGGACAAAAGGGCCACGCGGGACCGTTGGGAAATCGACCCCCCGGCGTTGACGCCGATCAGGTGCACGAGGTCCTTGTTCCAGTCGAGGGTGGCGCTCTGGTAGTCGGTGCAGTTGGCCGAGCTGTTCCCCTCGGCGAACAGAAAGACAACGTCGTTCTGGTTGGCGGTCGCCGCCGAGAGCGCCTGGGCCAGAGTCTTGAAGGCGGTGCGCGGCGATTTGCCGTCCGCTCCGTCGGACCCGGTACGGGGCTTCACGTACCACGTTCGCCCCTGGGTCAAAAACTGCGCCCCGAGGAAGGCGTTCGCTTGGATCACGTCAAAATTGGTCGTTCCCACTTGATAAATCTCCTTTGATGGAAAGGGCCGGTTGCCCGGCCCCCACTGTTCGAGCGAATTCAGCGAACCTACGCGCCGGGGACGCCGTACCAGCCGTACCAGCTCGAGAAGCCGTGGCTGAAGCGCATCCACATCGCGGTCTTGATCGTCCGCGAGTCGAAGTGAATCTCGTGCACCTGGGCTGGCCGTTCGCGCCAGTAGAAGCGCAGCTCGGTATCCTCCTTGGCCGCGCGGATGAACCAGGCGTCCGGATCGGTGAGGTATTCGTACACCATCACGTCCTCGAAGGCGCCGATGCCGATGCGGTTGCGGAAAGCGTTCACGGTGTTGTTCGCCGTGTCGCTCCGCATCGTGCCCTTCAGCATTTCGGCGGCGATGAATTCGCTTTGCCGGGGGATGATGAGCTGCTCGGGAATCAGCCGGATCTTTTTCCCGGCCGGATCCACCATGCCGCGGAAGTCGGTGAGCGCCAGCTCGAGCGAGGCGATATCGAGATCGGCGGCGGACGCCAGCGTGTTGGCCGCCGTCCCGCCCGCCTTGACCAACGGATGCGAGGCCGAGAACAGCGCCACGCCGTCGGGGCCGGCGTAGCTGCCGGCGGTGAAGCCGTTGTTCAGCTCGCTCGCCGCGTGCAGCTCGATGGTTTCGCGCGCCGAGCGGCCGAGTTCGCCGGCCAGTTTCTTGATGACGCCGAAGCGGTCGTCGTCGACCATGATGCGGCTCACCTTGTAGCCGAGTCCCATCTGGATGTGGGTGTAGGTCTTGTTGAAGCCCGGCACGGCGTAGTCGTACTTCATGTCGCCGCCTTCGGGGATCTCGACCATCGTGCCGAGGCCGGTGATTTCCGAGGACTGCTCGATCGAGCGCGAGCTGTCGAGCACGCGGAAAATCTTCGGGTACTGCGGCGGGTGTTGCGTGAACCGCTGGAACGTAACTTCCTCCAGCGCCGGCAGCATCGAGGTTAGGAATAGATCGGGAAATTGAGTTCTGATGAGCATCGGGTTTCTCCTTCAGCCGGTGGCTAGATTCCCACCACGGCGGGGTTACGCCGGTGCTTGTTGATGACGACTTCCCAGCGCGAGTACGCGCCGTAGTCGTTGTTGGGGACCTTGAGCAACATCAGCAACTTCAGGTCGAGCGTCGCGGTCACGTCCTTGCCCGTCGAGTTGATCTGATGCTTGCTTTGCTTCTTGGTTGTGTCGCCCGCCGTGAGGACCGCGTTGCACAGAAGGCCGTTGTCGGCTGCCACGAGCGCGGAGCCCGCGTTCTCCTGCGCCTCGAACACCGCGCCGGGGCTGACTGTCACCAAGTGCTTGGTGGCCGTGGAAAGCGCGCCGTAGTTGAGCGCGACGCCGCTGATGAGGGTGGTTCCCGGCGTGATTGAAACCTCAATCGAGCCGTCCGCGACCTGGTTCACCAGGTCGCCGGGAAAAATTGTGGTTCCGTAGCCCACGACTTTGTCGAACTCCTCGACTTGCGGCGCGCCGCCGTCGAGCGTTCGGCCGAGGCAACGGAACCCGTAAGGGTTGTTTACGTTCGCCATGTTGAGGCACACTCCGGGTTGTGAGATTCCGGCGAGGGCCGAGGGCGCCGCGCACCGCTCTAGACGCGGATGTGGCCGCTACTCGGCGAAATGGGAGTTGCCGCGTTGGGCGCGCAGACCGGAGACCGCGACCCTGCTGCCGTTGTCAGAGTCGTGTACCGTCTCGCCGGGTTTGAGGGGCTTGATGCCCACGACATTCCCGTCGCGGATCAGTTTCTCCTGCTGCTCGCGGGCGTGTTCTTCCGCTTGGCGCACGGCTTCGTTGCCTTGCTCGCGGTAGTACTCGTTCCGCCTCTCCGCACTTTCCATCGGCATCTCGCCCAAAACCATATCCGCGACCTTGACCGGGTCGCCGTTTTCGCCGATGATCGGTTTCCACTTGCGCAGGCCGCGCTGCTTAATGACGCGATCGCTGAGCGCGCGCACGGCCATGCCAGGCCTGCGGTGCGCGTCGGCTGCTTCCTTCAGCGGGTCGGGAGCCTCCCACGGCGCGAGGTTGCCGTCGGCGACGGCTTCCCGCGCCTCGATCTGGTGCTCGAACCGCGATCTGACCTTGGCGCCCGAGCCCGTGCGCCCCTGCGCGATGTTGGCGGCCGCAATGCCCTGGTCGGTCTGCTGGAAAAACAGCTTCGCGTGGTCGGGATTGTCGGGGTCGAGCGGTTTGCCGTTGACCGTCAGCGCGCCATCCTCGGCGTACTGCGCGACGACGCGGCGCGACTCGGCCAGGGGATCGGCGGGCGCTTGCGCCGCCGGTTTCTTCGTTTTGTTGGTTGCCATGTTGGGGCAGTTCTCCTTTAGCGGCGTGGCCGCGGTGGCGGGCAGCCGCGGCGCGCGTGGTACTTCGCGGCGCGACGGCGGGCGCGGCCCTCGACGTCGTCCTCGACGTCGCCGTCGAAGTCCGCGGGATGGATGGGCACGTCGTCGGGCTTGCTGGCTGCCGTCACGTCTTCCTCCTGTGGGGCGGGGGGTGGCTCGGGCGCGGGCGCGGCGGCGGGTGGCTTCGCTTTCCTGGTTGTCTGTTTCGGCATCCGGTTTACCTCGGGCGTGGAATTCCGGAGATGGACACGCCGCGCGCCGCGCGCTTGCGGTAGGCATCCTCACTGATGCCGAACTTGCGCGCGATCATCTTCTGTTCGATCGTGAGATCGTCGTCGCGCACGGTGGAGGCGCGCGCCTTGCTCCGCACGCCCGACTGCGCGGCGACCCGCTCGACGCGCTCGGCCTCGGTTTCCGGCTCACCCTCGTCGTCGCGTTCGCGGGCGCGGCGCCGTGGCTCGGGCTCGTCGTCGTCGGAGCGGCGGCGCGACTTCGCGGTGGCGGTCCCGCGTTGGATGCCCAGCCGGGCGGCGGCGCGATCGGCAGCCAGGTCGAGCAGCATGTCGCCCTTCACGCCCGCCTTGTCGAGTTCCTTGTAGGCTTGGGCCGTCGCCTTATAGAGTTCCGAATCCTCGTCTTTGAGATCGGGATAGTCGCCGACCAGTTGCGCCTCGCGGGTAGCCGCGCCGCGCGCCCCGTGGACCTTGCGCTCGACCAGCGCCTCGATCTCGTCGGCCGGGACGAAGCCGCGTTGCTTGAGGGCCTGTCGCACCTGCTTGTCGTCGCCGGAGCTGAGCGCGTCCACCAGGTCGAGCGGCTCGGCAGGCCCGGCTTCCTCTTTGCCCTTGCCGGACGTCGCCCGCGCGTGCCACTCGCGCGCCTCGTGCTCGGCTTCCTTGCGTGCTTCCCGCTCGTTCTTCAACTCGCGCTCGAAGGACTTGCGAACGTCCGAAAGTTCCTTCTTCCATTCGGGCTCGGCCGGGGCTTCTTTCTTTTCCGGCTCCTTGGGCGCGGCGTTCTCCACATCCTCGCCCGGCAGCGGTTCCCCGGGTCCGCGCAAGAAAGTGGCTTCGCCGGGATCGATCATCGTCTCTGTGTCGTTCATCATTGGGCTCCTTTGCTCAGCGCCAGGCGGACTTCGGCGAGCCAGTTCTCCATCGCGTTCCTCGTGCCGATGCGGATGGCGCTCGTGGCGAGCCGTCCGCAGGAGAACGATTCGACCGGGTTGCCGTCGGCGCGGCGCACGACGATGAGGCGCTCGATGGTGCGCGTGAACGGCCCCAGGTTCTTTTCCGTCTCGTCGAGCTCGCACGACCAGCCCAACGTGCCGTTGTTGGCGCGAGCGGCGCGGCACATCCCCAGCACGTTGATAGCAGTGTCATGCGCGGCGAAGCCGAGCGGGTTCAGAGCGCCCCTGACACGGCCGCCCCAGATGTTGAAAATGCCGATGACCGGCGCCGCCCACCATGGGCCGTCCCAGGAGGCGCGCTCGAAACGGAACGGAGTTTCCGTGATCGGTAGGTAGTCGAACTGGCGGAAATACGTCTTCCCGGTCAAGGGATCAAACAGAATCCCCTCGTAGTCGATCAAGTCCTCAATTGGGGGCATGTCGCCGTCCTCCTTCATAGATTTCGTTTGCGCCCGAACGGGGTGTGCCCGTAGAGGTCGCGGCGCATGGTGGCGTAATAGTCGAAGCAGCGGTCACAGATGAGTTGCCAGACCCCGTCTTTCGGCACGAGGCGCAGGCGCGCGGCGCCCTCGCGCTCGCGCATGGCGGCGAACGTTGTATTGCACCCGCAGCATCCGGTGATGCCCCGCAGCTCGGCGATGGCGACGGCGTTGGCGGAGTAGCAGTCTTGGCAGGTGCCGACAACCGGACCGCCGACAAACTCCTCGACGGCCCGATAGCGGGAGCATTGACGACAAGGCAGGCGGAGACGATGGACGGCAGGAAACGAGTACGCGCGAACACTCATCGCTCCTTGGCGCGAATCTCGCGCTCGAGGATCGAGGGAAGTTCGAGCACCCTCCGCAGCGCTCGAACCGCCCCCTGGGCCGCCCGCATCTCGTCGAGCGCCGCCGCCGTCTCGCAGTTCAGCCGTTCGGTCTCGACCATTTGCGTCAGCCGTTCGCGCAACATCTGCCAGCCGCCCGAGGCCACTGTCGAGCGCAGCTCCTCCAGATCCGTCCGGTCGTAGCGTGGTCGCGGCGGCCGCGTCTTGACGTTCATCCACGCGCCGCCACCAACTCGGCCGCGATCGCGTCGAGCTGCTCGCGCGCGGGCACGCCCGGCTTCAGCCCGCCGAGCTTGCGCCAGCCGCGGCCGGTGTCGAGGTAGACCACGTTCGACAACGCCAGGAAGCGCAGCCGTCCGTGCTCGATGGCCTCGCGGATCAGCTTGCTCGCTCGACAGCGCGGCTTAGGGGAATCGCTCGGTGCGGTCGGTGTGTTGTTACTCATGGTGATGGTGGTTCTCCTGGTTGTGGGGGCGCGCCCGGCATCGTCGGCCCGCCTGGCGCGCCTGGTGCGCCGCCCGGCGCGTTGGGATTGCCGCCGGTGAGCCCGGCGATGGTTTGCTGGAGGTTCTGCAGGCTCATGGGCATCCCGCCCGGTTGGAGGCCTTGGCCTGTTCCGATGTTTTGCGCCAGGTTCGTCACGAGCTGGTTGGTGAGCGCCGACATGAGCCGCTTCTGCTGAAGCTGCTTGTGGTGCGCGGCGATGTGCACCGAGAGCGCTTGCATCGCCTGCTGGTCCACTTCGTCGCCCGGCGTCTGCTGATACTCGGAGAGCTGCCGGTAGTGCTGGTTGAGGTGATCCTCGTCGAGGTCCTCGGGGTGGACGATCACGTCCTCGCCCTGGAGCAGCGCGACCCACTCGTCTTTCGGTTTCTGCGGCTGGCCGAGGTTGGGCGGCTCGGGGATCACATCGGCGAAATTGGGATCGCCGAGCGCCTCGTGCACCTTGTGCGTGATGACCCACAGCGCGCGCGGGTTGTTGACCACCAGCGGATTCTGCATGTCGAGCCCGTAGAGCTGAAGCTGGCGCTCCTTATCCACCTCGCGCGACTGCGCCGAGCTGGCCAGCTTGAGCGCGAAATCGTATTTGCCCTGCCGCTCCTGCGAGGTGAGCCAGGCGCCGCCCTGCGACACCTCGAACAGCCCGCGCGCCTCCTCCTCGGTCACGCGGAAAAACGTCTTGGGCGAGCCGTACATGGTTTCGAGCGCCCAGAACCACGACAGGATGTCGCGCCAGTCCTCGCGCAGCATCTTCACGTCGAGCGACGCCCGGACGTTCCCCTCCTCCAAAAGGCCGATGAACTGCCGCGCGGTGCGCGGTGCGTTGGGCCGGTCGCTCTGCCGGCCGAGGTTTTGGTCGGTGACGCCGGTCACGCGCTCAGAGGTCGCGCCCATCTCCTGCCCAACCATGACGGGGTAGTTCAAGTCCGCGCGAAACTGCACGATGTTGATGCCGGCTGGATTCTCGACGGCAACGGCAGTGTTCGGCTCGTACTCGAACGTGTCGGGGTCGAAACCGGAGTCGGGCTTATAGAAAACCACCGGGCCGACCGAGAGCGCGCCCGCCTTCGAGCCCATGTTGTGCGCGTTCGACCATTCGAGCTCGATCCGCTCCAGCAGCTCGCCGAACGACGGACCCCAGTAGCTCCCGTCGCGCACCAGCGCCGACTCGACGAAGGGGCGGCGCCGCGGCGAGGTCGGGTACATCTCGGCCAGGTCCTGGACGCCCACGATGCGGTGCAGGTCGGGCACGTAGTAGACGAGCAGATCCGACTCGAACTTGTCGCGGTACTTCACGTTGTCCACGCGCGCGTCGCGCTTCCCCAACAGGCGGCGCCAACGTCCGTACCAGGCCCAGACGCGGAGCGACCCGACCGTCGACAGGGAGTCGCGCACCACGCCCTCGGCTTCGTCGGAGACCAGCTTGGTGGTGTCGGATTGGTAGTCGCGCTCGCGGCCGCCCTCGGCGTAGCGCAACACGTCCTCGAAGATTTCGTCGATGCCCTGGAACTTGCCGATGGCCTCGCCGCGCAGGAGCTGGTCGGGAGTGAGCCGGAATTTGTGAAGAACGAAGCTGAAGTCCTGGATTGTGTGCGCGTCCTCGGCCGGCACGATCAAGTCGTCAGGCCATAAGGGCTCGAAAGCTGGTCCCTCGTAGTCGACCTGCTCTTCCCAGGAGCCGTCATCCATCGGTACCAGGAAGGTGCGCCGCTCCCACGGCGCGTAGGCGTGGGTGTGTCCGAACAGGATCTTGCGGAAGCTGAACAGCGCCGCCGGCTGCACGATGCGCATCGACGTGAACACGCGCCAGTTCTCGAAGAGCGCGACCTTGTGGACGCGGCGGTGATCCGACGGGCCGACCGCCTCGGCGACGATCTCGGCGTTTTCGCCGAACAGCGAATCCAGCTCTTTCGCCCACTTGGCGTAGGTCTGCCACTGCAACAGCGGCACGCGGAAGTTGGGCTTGCGCTCCTGACCGAGCGGCGGGTCGCTCGCGAGGTCGCGCCAGCGGGCGTAGTAGGCGGTGAAGCGTCGCATGCGCGCGTCGTGATCCCAGATCGCCCCTTGGTAGTCGTCTTCGATGCGCGAGATGAGCCGCGTCAGCTCCGGTTTGGGCAGCTCGATCTGCGGAGCGAAGGCGCGGCGGGGATTGGGCATCGGTTATTTGGGTTTGGCGTCGGAGGCCAGCGCCAGGCCGAGCGCCACGGCGAACGCGCTGGCGGCGTGGGCCAGCCCCGCGTACTGCGGCCAGAAGTACGTGGCCGTTTCCAGCAGCGCGGCGATCGCGCCGCAGATAGTGGTCTTTGGATTGGTGTTCATGCGGCCTCCTTGGAGAGCGGGCGCACGGTGATCGTGCGCGGACCGACGGATTCAATGGTGATGAGCTTTCGGCGCTGCGTGAAAGAGAGCAGATCGGAGACTTTCTCGATCGACCATTGCGCGCAGTCGAACAGCCGGGCGTTCAGGACGCGGTAGACTTTGGCCGGATCGAAGACGCGGCGCGGACCCATCATCGACAGGTCAACGGCGAAGGCTTTGCCCTCGACGGTCGCGGCCTCATGGGGCGCGAGCCCCTCGAAGTGCCGCTTGATCTCGGCCTTGATCATCTCGGCGCGCTTCTCGAACAGCCGAAGCTTCCGGATGTCCTCGTCAAGCGCGCCCAACTCGTCAACCAGAGGCGCGAGAATCGAAACGGGTTTGGCGGCGGTCTTTTTGGCCATGCGCGTCTTAGCGCGGTGGTGCGAGCGTGCAGCGAACAAGAAACCCGGGCGAGCGCGAACGCTAAAGGTCCCGTCCGCCCAGGTTCCCCACCACTACACGCCGCCCACTCATCGGCGCGAGCCGGAAAACCTTAACCGGCCATCGCCATCACTTTGGGCATGACCTTGGGCTTGGGCGTAAACATCGGCCGCCCGCTCCTCCGCCGCTCGGCCGAAAGCTCGGGCGAGGGCGCCGCCGCCGCGTAGGCGCGGTATGGATAGAGCGGCCAGGGCCGCGTGCGCACGGCCGCCTGGCCGACGAGGTGCTTCACCCGGTCGACGCTGTGAAAGAAGTTCCCCTTCGAAAGCCCCAGCTTGCCCGCGCACCTGCCCCAAGGTTCCCCGCCAATCGAGTGGGCGAGGAAAACGCGCCAATGCACTTCGGCGGTTTGCTGCGCGGCCTGGCGGTCGCGTGCGCTGGCAAGCGCCACCGGAGCGAACACGGCGCGGTGCGCTACGGCGAAGACGTCGGCGATGAACTCGGCGGCGCGGATGCCCCACACCGGCGCGCCTCGCCGCGTGTGCGCCCGCACGGGCACGATCAACCCGCTTGCGAGAGCCCACCCGAATTGCTCGCAGCGCGCGAGCGTGCGGTCGAAGACGGCGCGGTAGACGCACTCGCACGTCGCGAGCGCGCGGGCGTGTCCCCACGGACCCCAGCACCAGACCACTCCGAGGCCAGAGCACGCGGCGCATGACTGGTCGGCATGCACGAGGGCGAAGGAGCGCTCGGCGTCCGTCATAGCTTCACCGTGGTCCCTCTCGGCTGGTCGCCGCCGGTTCCGTAGCGGCCCAGCGCGCGCGCCGGGCGCCCGCGGCTGTGCTCGTCGCGGGCGACCTGGCTCAAGCGCCGGTCGGGCGGCGCCGAGCGAATGCCGATGACGGCCAGCGCGGTCGCGATCACGCAGTCGTCGTGATCGCCTTCCTGCGCTTCGGTCTTGCCGTTCGGCTTGTAGATGAACGAGTAGCACTCGTCGACGGTGACGGCGTCGTGGAGGAAGATGGCCAGCTCGCGGATCGCTCCATCAAGCGCCGAGACCAGTTGCGGGCGGGTGACGGTGGTCGTCTTCCAGCCGAGTTTGTCGAGCAGGGTGTCGTTCTCGGTCGAGTAGCGCTCGTCGGGTGTGGGCTCGCGGTGGTAGACGCGGCCCATCGGGTAGTGGACACGCTGGAGCACGGCGAGGAACGCCAGGCCCGGCCCGTTGGCCTCCGGAATCAGGTAGGCGAGGTTGTACCAGCGGCCGAGCAAGTCCACCATGTCGGCGAACGTGCCGGGGTCGATGCGGCCGCGCAGCACGGCCACCTGCTCGCCGGAGTCGATGTCGAGCACGGAGGCGACCGAGAAGTCCGGGTTCTCCCCGCCGAGCACGGCCCTGCCCGCGACCGCGCTGCGGTCGATGCCTTCGGCCAGGTCGACGCCGATGACGTAGCGGTGGCCCTGTTGCGGTTGCTTCCAGACCTTGAGCGGGCCGTTTTCGGAAGGCACGCGCACGATGCGCTGGCCGACAGGCGTGGTGTGCCATTCGAGTTGCCCGGCGAAGGGAGCGTCAATCACCGGCATCCGGCCCAGGTGGACGAGCGAGAAGCGCGGCCGTCCGGAGCTGAGGAAGGCTTCCTCCGGGTTCGACGGGTATTCCTGATGGAAGCTCTCGACCGAGCCGCCGCAGTTGGCCTTGATGCACCAGCGCCGCCAGGCGAGCTGTTCGAGCGTGCAGGCGTAGCGCTCGATGAGACCGCGCTCCTCGGCGTCGAGCGATTGGATGAACTCATCGCGCGGAACGTCGAGCGCACGCCGGTACTCGGGATGCTCCCACCAGCCAAAGAAAATCGCCGTCCACACCGAGCCCGACTTCGGGTCGGAGGCCTCGCGCCACAGGCGGTAGAACTCGCCGCCCTTCCCGTTGGCGGATCCCTCAATGAGCACGCACGTGTCGGGGTCGTCGGGAACCGATTGCATCAACGCGTCCATGAGCACCTTGGCATGCTGCCAGAAGGGAAACTCCGACAGATGCAGGTAGCGCAGCGAGAAGGAGCGGCCCGTCGTGAGCGTGCGCGCGGTGTTGATCGACACGTCGGAGTTGTTGGCGAAGGCGATCACGCCATCGTTGTTTTTGACCACGCCGGAGAGGCCCAGCAGGCCCCCGAAGGGCTTGTAGCCGGCCAGGAACTGGCGGAAGTAGCCGGTAATGTTCGCCGCCGCCTGCTCGTCGTGCGCGACTACTTTGGCGCGTTGCCCGGAGTGGAAGGCCAGCTCGTGAAACAGGTACGCCTCGAACGCCGTCGACACCCAGACCTGGCGCGCCTTGAGGTAGATGAAGCGGCCCGGCTTCGCCGCCGCGCGCGCCGCGCGGATCTTGTCGAACAGCCGGAGCTGCGCCGGTCCGGGCTCGAGCGGCACTTCCCAGCCACGCTTGTCACGCACGGTGAGCGACTCGCGGCAGAACCCCGCCACGTCGGCGAACCTGCGCTCGACCTCGGCGAGGCGTAGGGCGGCGCGGCGGTCGCTCGTGTCACGCGGCATCGTCGGCAAGCTCGGCCAGGCGCGGCTCGGCGGCGCGCACCTTGCGCAGCGCGGCGCGGCCCACCTTGCTCGTGTACTCCTTCGTGATGCCGAGCTCGCGCGAGATGGCGACGATGGTGTCGCCGTGCCAGAAGCGCCGCCGCGTAATCTCCTCCTCGCGCTTGCTCAGGCCCGCGCGGGCGATGGCGATCTCGATCACCTGGCACCGGCGCGATCGTTGCGCGTTGGCGTATTGCTCGGGCTCGACGGCGGTGTCGGCGACCTCGCTCAGGCCCAGGTGGAGCGCCTCGCGCAGCGCGCGCCGCCTCAGCCGGCCGGTGTCGAAGATGCGCCAGAATAAGTAGCGCGTCGCCCATTTGTCGAACGGCACCGACCGGCGCGTGTCGTACTTTTCGGCAGCCTCCACTAGCAGGAGGTTGCAGCTCGCGTGCAAGTCGTCGAACAGATCGACCCGCCGCGGCAGGCGCGCGCAAACGACCTTGGCGACGAGTTTCGGAACGTGCAAATGGCCAAGGACGATTTCGTTACGTTGCTCATGATCCACCGGAGCCCTCCAACAGTTTGTGTTTGACGGCGCGGAGCTGTTCCATCGTCAACGCGAAGGAGTCGTCATCCTCTTTGGCTTTGGGGATGCTGCGGCCAAGCACGAAGTACTTGCCCAGCTCGCGCACCGCCGCCAGGCGTGCGTAGTGGTCGGGTCCAACTTCGACGACGCTGGCGATTCCCGGCGCCGTCGTGACAGTGGCGTGTTTCGCTGCCTGCATGGCAGCCTGAATGCAATCGAGCGCCTCATCGAGCAGCGTGCCGAGGCGCGGCGCGCGGCGGTCGAGCTCGAGCGCGATGCGGAGCTGCACTTCGAGCGAGGCCGCATCGGTCTGAATGGTCCGCGTCGAGACGCGCTCGCGCGCGGCCAGGTCGCGCACCTTGACGCCGGCGACGATGCCCTCGGCCACGCGGGCGCGGCGGACGGTTTTCTTGGTCGCGGGCTTGGGCCGCTTGGCCGCCGGCAGCGGCTTGGACTGCTTACCTCGGGGCACGTTGGTTTCATCGGCGCGAGCGCTTCTCCAAGAAGGTAGTGCGCTCAGCCCGCCGAAATTTCAGGCGAAGTTATGTGAAAATGAGAATCGGTGGTGGAAAGTGGCGGCCAACGCTCCGCTCTCGTTCCAGAGCCGCCGCTTTGTCTTTTTTTGTGGAACCGCGCGCCCGCTCGTGTTACGCTTGCCCCATGGCAAGCACCAAGTCCTCTTCCTCGAAACCGCGTCCCGCCGCCGCCGCGAGCGCACCAGCCGCGCGCCCGGCCAAGAAAATGGCCGCACCGGCGTCCAAGCCCGCGCGTTCGCGCAAAGCCTGCTAACCGCCGCTCAACTGGCGGCGCATGCCCTCGCGCCAGCGCCGCTCGTCGCGCCGCGCGCGCAGCAGCTCGACGATGGTTGCGGCCACCACTGAGGCACCGAACAGCACGGCCACAGCCACGTACGGCGGCAGGCCCCTCCACGGGCAGAGCACGCCGAGCGGCGCCGCCCACAGCAGATGGGCGAGGTAGCGCCTGAACCCGCGACGGCCCATCACTGCACTTCCCCGTTACCCGCGCACACGTGCGACCGCGCGTCCTCGATCATCGCGCAGCAGTGCGCGCAGATCGCGGCGACACGGACGCGGTCCCGCGCCACCGCCTCGACCTCCTGGGCCTTGGCGATGAGCGCCGAGGCCAACTCGAGAGCGACATCCGCCGTCAGCCCGAGCCAGGCGACCGGCTTGCCGAAGTGCATGAGCACCACGCCGTTCTCGACGTCGGCGGCAACATCCAGGCGCAGCACGCCCTCGTCGTGCTCGTTGAGTTTCCCGTGGGGGAACTGCCCTCCACTCATGCCAGCGCCGCCAGCAGCGGCCGCGCGCCGTCCTTGCGCCGCGAGCGCGTGTCCTTGTGATGACGCGCGTCGTGGTGCAGGTGGCACCACTGGCACAGCGCCCGCAGGTTCGAGTCGCGGTTGTCGGTCGGATCGTGGTTGAGGTGCGCCACGGTCAGGACGACGCGGATCTGCCTCACGCCCGCCCAATCGACCGCCTCCTCCCTGATCACGTCCGCCTTCTCCAGGACCGCCACCGCCCCGCCGCGCAGGCAGACGTGCCATTTAGGGACCACGCGCGAAGCGCTCCAGAACTGCCCGGCCATGCCGAGCGACATCACCCAGATCCGCTTGCCGTCGGGCTTGCCGCACTGCTCGCACTTGTTGTGTGCCCGAGTCATGATCCGCGGGCGAACTGACTCGCGCCACTCCTGGCCGTAGTAGGAGCGCCACTCAGGGGCAATCGGCATCACAGGACTCCTTAAGCACGGACGGCGACAGCGGCCCGATCTTGCGCGCCTCGACGAGAAGCAGCGTGGCCAGCCAGACCGCCGCCGGCTGATTGAGCCGCAACGCACTCAACGGCACACTGAAGGCGACCAGCACCTCGGCGCGATCCACGTCGAAGGCGAGCACGCAATTGGCGTCGAACGGGGTTTCCCCGCCGAGCTGCGCGCGCATCGTGCGGGAGGGCGAGGTTTCAGGCACTGTCTTCCCGCTCGCGACGGAGCAACCGCATCTCGGCGCGCCAGTCCTCGATGCCCAACGTGGTGAGCCAGGCCGCCGCGTCGGTTTGGGCCTCCATCGCGGAAATCTCGCGGGCGCAACGCCGCTCCTCGGCGCGATACCCCGCCGCCTTGCGCGACGTGCGAGTCTTGCGGTTGCGTTTGTTTTTCACCGTGCTTCGATTCGTCATGGCTCACTCCTTGCGCTGGACACGTAACTCGGCGATCTGCGCCTTGTACATCGCCACGAGCTCCGGCTCGCTCGCGTCGGCAAGCGACCGCTCGGCCGCCTCAATCTCCCGCGCCACTTGGTCGGCGCGCTGTTTTCCCGTCACCCTGCGCTGCGCGCCTTGCTCCGCGAGCCAAGCCCTGCGCACCTCCTGGGCCAGAGTCTCCACCCCGCCCCAACTCCGTTGGCGAGACGTGAACATGCTGGGGCGGCTGTTGATTTTAGCCACCAGCAGCTCGAGTGGCGTATCTCCGAGCGCCTGCGCGATCCGCCGCAGGCCGTCGTCGCTCACCGGCCCGAGACGCTGCCGCAACAGACTGTTCAGTGCCACCCGCAGTTCGTCGAGGTCCGAGGGTGCTCCCCAAACCGGTCTCAGCTCGAGTACATCGCCACGCACCGTCGCCGCGATCTCCGGATCCCCCTCCCCAGCCCGGTAACGTACTTGACGAATCACCGTCCCCAGGGGAATCGGGCGGGCGTCGGGCGTCGGGAGGAGCACCAGCGGATTGTCCAACTCCATTTGTGGTGTTGAGGTTCTAACCTGTGCAGAATCAACACTTACGATTTTTTGTGCTTCACCGTTTGTTCGCCCTTTTGCCCACTCGCTCGCCCGCGGGCAACGCTCGCCCGCGGGGCACAGATCGACGAGTGGCGGAGCGTCAATCGCCCCCGTAGTGATCACCGTGGTCTCCTTCGCGGGCACGGAGCGGAGCGCCGCCTGTTCAACCACCCGGGATTCAAGACTGGCCGAGCGGGTGAGCGTGCGTGGCCGGTGTTTTTGCGCCAGCACCCGCATCCTCGACCGGACGGTGTCGCCGTATATGAGCGCATGCTTATCGCGGCGTCCGTACCTTTGCCGCTTCACGATCCCGAATACGTCGACCATGCGTTTGAGCGAGCTGGCGACCGTGTTAGGTGTGAGGTCGAGGTACTCGGCGATCTCCTCCTGTGTCCACTCACACCACTCCTTACGCCCACTGGCGCCGACCGTGGTCATCAGGAGCAGATGGTAGACCCGCAAGTCGGCGGGCTTGCCGACTATGGGCAGGTTCTCGCCCACGGCGTTGGAGTAGGGGGACCAGTCTGTTATATGCCTCGGGATGCGTTGGCTCCCCGCCGATGCTGGCAGCGCTCGCCGCGCTCGCGCCGGCGCTAGAGCGGGCGCGCTCATCTCGCCCCCCCAGACTCAACCTTCGCATGTGGCCGGAGCTTGGGCGCCAGCTTGCGCGCCGCCTTGGGCTTGATGTTCGGCCAATTTTCGAGCAGCACGCGATACTCTGTGTAGCTCGCCACTTGGCGCGACTCGATCGCGCCGACCCTCTCAGCCTCACCCAGCGCCCGCGCCGCGCCAGTGGCCCAGCAGTTGAAGGCCTTTCCGGCGTCGGCGTCGCTTAGGCGCAGCCACTCGGGCCGCACCCCGCGGGTGAATGCGCCCACGGTGCGACGAAAAATGTAGTCTACCGCCACCGACGCAATACCAGGACACGCCTGCAGCACGTTGGAAAACGAAGCTGGTGTGTTCGTGTAGCTAATGCGGTTCAGCTCTCTTTCCCACGCTAATTCGTGGGGCGCGAATGGCTCCCTGCGCCCTCTTGGTAGCGCACGCCCACGCTTCGGCGCGCTCATCGCCGTACCTGCTCGAGCTCGATCGTAAGGGCTTGGCTTAAACGGGCCGGCCGCGGAAACGGAAAGGACGGCGCCTCTCCCGGTCTCTAAACGGGTGCGCATAAACGCACCTCGGGTGTGACTCCCATGGGCAAAGACTCCTTCGTCTACCCACCAAGACGCGGAAGACGGCCCGGCTTCCTGTGCTTTGGGCCGAAATGTTTGGTCGTGGTGGCATTAGGTGATGCCGAGGATCACTCAGCGGCCGGGTAGTAATCCGGTTGTTCCGCCAGAATGAAATTCTCCGTTCCAGACTATACGAAAACTCCAGTCCGACGCAAACCCCATTTCGCGGCAATGCGCATTTGTTCGGTTGGTAGGTGGGTTGGTTTCTCCGGAAAGGACTAACCTACCTACCTACTTTCTTTTCTCTTCTTCTCTTCTCTTCTGTAAAGACTTTATAGATGGCCCCGCCGATTCCCACAATTGTTTTGGACCTTTTCCACAAATTCGCTTTGAGTATCGCCGACCCTCTAAAGCCACACTCGGCTGTGCCGATGAGAAGAGCGAAGCCATGCCCACACTCACACCGATCTGCTTCGCCGAAGCTGCCCGCCAGTACCTGGGTTGGACCCGCCAGGAGTACGACCATCCGAACACGTGGCGGCGCATCGCGGTGAGCTTCGTCTCGCTGACCGCCCATGTCGGGTGCCGCCCGGTGGACTCGGTTACTCCAGCCGACATCGAGGCTTTCAAGGCCGCGCGCCGGTCGGCCGTCAAGCCGGTGACGATCCGCCACGACCTGCACGCTCTCTCCGGCTTCTTTCGCTACGCGCTGAAAGCGGGCTGGGCCGCCGCCAATCCGGTGCGCGAGGTCAAAATCCCGAGCGACCGCGACGCGATCCGCATCCACGTGCTCACGCGAGACGAGGAGCAAAGCTACTTTCAAGCCGCCCAGAGCCATCCGAAACTTAACGCGCTGGCGCGGCTGATGCTCGCCACGGGCCTGCGACCATCCGAAGTCCTTGCGTTGCGGCGCTCGGACGTGGACGCCGAGCAGCACAGGATCCGGATTCGGCGCGGGAAGACGGCCGCCGCGCGCCGCGAGGTGAAGTTGGTGGGCGAAGCTATCGGAATCGTGGAGAGCCTGTGCGCCGCACGCCGGTCCGACGACTACCTGTTCCCAGGCTTGAAACCGGGGAGTCCGGCCACGAAGCTGAACGGCCCGCACAACCGCGCGTGCAAGCGTGCCGGTGTCTGTTTCGTCCTCTACGATCTGCGGCACACCTTCGCCACGCGCGCCGCGTCGCTGGGAATGCCGCTGACGACGCTCGCGGCGATCCTCGGCCACAACGGCCTGCGATGCGTGATGCGTTACGTGCATCCGGGCCAGAGTGTGATGGATGAGGCGATGGAACGGTTCGCCACCGCCTGAGAGCAATAATTGGGGAAGGAAATGCACGTCGCCTTCTTTGACGAGAGCGGCACTCACGCCGGATCGGCCGTTGTGTGCGTCGCTGGATACCTCTTCGACGAGCCACAGGTCGCTCACTTCGAGCGGGAGTGGAGAGACCTGCTCGGCCGCTACGGGGTCCCCTGTTTTCACATGAGTGACTGCGCCCACGGCGCGGGGGCCTTCGCCGACATCGCCAAAGCCGAACGCGTCGAACTGGCGCGGACGGCCATCGGGATCATCCGGCGCCGCGCGAGGATGGGTCTCGCCGCCGCGGTCGCCGAACCGGAGTTCCGCAAGGTCTTTCCAGAGCCGGAGTATCGCGAATGGCTGAGCGGCTACACTCTGTGCGCCCATGTCTGCTTGCTCGGCGTGGCCCAATGGGCCGACCGGTGGGAAATTCACGAGCCGATCCGGTATTCGTTCGAGGCGGGAGCGGCAAAACAGGCCGAGTTCCAGACCTACCTGCAACTGCTGCTATCGAGCGAAAGGCATCGTGGGTGGCGCGAGCGCATGCGGATCCAACGCTACGAGTTCGCGGCCAAGAGTGCGGAAACCACACTCCAGGCGGCGGACCTGCTGGCGTGGCAGTATTACCAGGATTGCCAGCGACGCATGGATGGCCGTAGGACGAGACTGGATTTCCTGGCGCTGGTGGAGTCGCCGCACACCCTGACGCACCTGGACGGGGACATGCTACGTGCGTTGCGGGAGAAGATCCCCGCCACCGCCTGAGCGGCGGCCAGCGCTCGTGCCGGCCGCCGCCCGTCACGAACCTTGCAGAGGCGGCGCACACATATGCCCAAAAAACGCCGCCTTGCTCAGGTGCTCCGAATAACTGGTGGCGGCCGTTACTACGCGACCGCCACCGCTGGCTGCGCCCGTTTCTACGCAGACGCCGCCGCGGAGCCTTGCACCTATCCATGTTACCCCGAAGGGCGGCGCCCACCTAATAAGCGCCGGATGCTCGGCCCCGAACTCTAAAAGCCTTGGAGGCGCGGACCGGAGTCGAACCGGTGCATAAAGGTTTTGCAGTTCATCCGCGACAACGTGCCATCATGAACGCATGACGCGCCGCGCGCTGTTTGCACTCCTGCCCAGCGGCCTCCTCCGCCGCTTCCAGGTTGCCCATACCAGGCAAACAGCGCCGGCGACAGTCGTCACCATGGCCGCCGAGCGCTTCCTCCACACGCTCTACGGCCTCGGGTTCTCCTACCGGACGCGGGCCTCGAAAGCGACCTGATTGGTTGTCCCGCGCGCGGCGGCATGATCCGCGTCGTCGAGATCGTCGATCTCGATCCTCCGCGCCAGTTCTACCGCGCCGAGGGCGTCTAGCCCTATCGCGCCCCCCCTATCGCCGCGAAGATATACGTAATAATATGGGTCACATGACCGACACCACCACCCACCTCGACGAATGGATACGGAAGCCGCAAGCCGCCGCGATCCTGGACCGCTCGCATAGCCAGTTCCACAAGCGCGCCAAGGCGGCGGGGCTCGAGGTTCGCTACGTAAAAAACGGGAACATCACCGAGTCGCTTTACTCGCGCAAGGAAGTGGAAGCGCTCAAACACGAGATGCAACTTCAGTCAGTACGCTCTGCCCAACCAATGCACTTGCCGCCCCCCGTCGCCCGCCCGGATGTCGCCTTGCAAGTGCTCGCCCCGCTTCTCGAGCAGCTCCGCGCGTTCCAACCCGCCGCGGCGCCGCCCGAACCGCTGTTCATCGGCCTGCGCGATGCGACCGCGCGCCTCGGACTCACCGCCCCGATGGTGCGGGCCGCCGCCGAAGCCGGCCAGGTCCGCGCGGCCCTCGTGGGCGGTCAACTGCGGATCCATCGCGAAGACCTCGGCAAGGTGAGCCTCTACTATGTCGCCGAGGCTGCCGCGCCGCGCAAGCGCGCGCGAGCGGCGCGATGACCCGCCCCGACCAGAGCGACCAGCCCGCGAGCGAGGCCTCCGCAGATGAGATCCCCTGGCCGGCGGGAATCTTCGAACAACCCGCCGTGTTCCGCGCGATCGCACGCGCGGCCAACCAAGCGGGCCTCGACGGCCGCGAGATCATCGATGTCTGGGTTGGTGTCAACCGCGCCGCATTCGAGAGCGCGATGGCCGAGGCAGCACGGAACGCACGCGACGGCAAGCCCACGGTCATGCCTGAGCCCGTGATCGGCCTGAGCTACCGGCGACGATGATCCACCGCCCGTTTTAGCGCGCCCGCTCCAGCCTGTCCCCGTTGACCTCCACCCCGGTCACGGCTGAGCCATCCGCCAAAGTCAACAGCGTGCCAAGACCGTCATCACGGCGCACACTGTAGACCGCCCAGCGCCGGCCGTTGGCCGCGGGCTGAAAGCCGACCACATTCCCGGTCACCCGGCGCCGCCCCATCTCCGCGATCCACTCGACGCGCGCGCCGATCTCAAAACGCTGCATGGCTCACCTCCCCGATCGTTTCCATCCTTCAATCATAAACAGGGCTACCACCTCTTTCACGCCGACCAAGATGATTGCAATCATCTCGTCCCCCCCTCGCGCGTGCGCGCAGGGGACGCGGAAACGGCGCGCGGGAGAGGGGGGAAGCGGCCCCCCCTCCCCGACCCTCCACACCCCGAGAGCCGCAGAAAACAGAAGATCCGACCATCCCTCTGAGCGGATAACCTTCGTTTTTCGCTCAGCCAGCCAGCTACTTTTTGGGGGTTTGTTTGCGTGACTTACGAGGTGAGGTTGCAGGGGGGGTTTTCGCACACCCTCGAATCGTCGAAAACGGAACGCCCAGCTCCGCCGCGATCGCGCGCCAACTCTTGCCGGCGTTGCGCAGCTCAAGTACCTTGTCACGGCGGTAAATCCTTTTCGGGCGCCCGACTTTCTTCCCCGCCGCGATCGCGCGACGCACACCGGCAGTGGTTCGCTCGCGAATCATCTCGCGCTCGAACTCGGCGACCGCGGAGAGAATGTGCAGCAGCAGCCGCGACGTCGGATTGCTGGCGTCGGTGTCGATCGACTGCGTGGTGGCGATGAAGCGCACGTCGTAGCTGGCCAGTTTCGCGAGTTGCTCCGAGAGGTGCAACACGCTTCGGCCGAAGCGGTCCAGCTTCCAGACGATGATGCAATCGACGCGGTGCTCCGAGGCGTCCAGCATAAGCTTGTCGAGCGCCGGGCGCGAGGCGCGCGTGCCCGAGATGCCCTCGTCGACGTACTCGCCGGCTTTCTTCCAGCCGCGCCGCTTGACGTACTCGCGTAGCTCGCGGAGCTGCATTTCACAGTGCTGGTCTTGCGTCGAGACTCGGGCGTAGATCGCGGTTCGCATCGGTTTCCTTTCGTCGCAAAAAAAAAGGGCGCCCGAAGGCGCCCCCGAGGAATACGCACGCTACATGCCCAAATATCGGCGTTTGTCGTCCAGCGCAATCATCGCACGGATCGCGAGGAATCCATTCCCGTAGTCCACTTCTTGCCCCTCCAGACCAACGGCGTTCGCTGTAACTCTGAAATCCTCGATGCGAGAATCCTCATAAAATCGCGCACATGATTGAATGCACTCAGCGCCTCGTCCCGGTCGTACTCTTCCTCCCTGGTGTGCATGATCCGATTCCGGAACTTGTTTTTGAATCTCTTGAACTCCATCATCGCGCCGTGATAGAACTCGAACTGGGCCTCCCGCGCGAGCGTCTTCGGACACCCTTGAATAGCGACTTCAGCCTCCTCGATCTGCCTGATGATTTGTTCCCAGGTTGCGAGCTCCAAGACACCTTTCTTGGACAGCGTGATTCGACGATCGCGAGCCAATGCCCTCAGCCCATACTCGGCGACGCGCATCAGATGGAAGACCGCGGCCGTGTTGTTCTCCGCTCCCAAACAGTTGCCGGCTTCCCTGATATCCTTCCGCGCAGAGGGAAAAGCCCGATACACTTTCAGCCCGAATAGAGACTTCTGGTCCAGCAAGCCCGATCTGTCGTTGCGCACGTAGAGAAAGCGGCGGCTGCTGGTTTCCCCTATAAGACTTTCTTTCAGGTGCGTCATCTCGTTGGCGACGACCCCCACGCTTGGAGCATCCAACAAGTGTTTTTCGGAAAAGACGGTGAGCTGATAACACTGCTCGAATGCGATCGCCTCGCAAAAGATTCGCAGATTCCTCACCGTGCCCAGCGCTCCCTCGGTGACCGTCGAACATTGCCGACCCTCATCCCTGTCGATCAACGCCGCGGCGTGCCATTTTCCAAGCTCGTTGATGAATAGGCCGAATTGAAGCGCATCGAAGTAATTCACGATGTCCCACAGCGTCACCAGTCTGTTGGGATTCCCGTTGCCGAGGCAGACCGGTAGCGAGTCTTGGCTGAAGGAATCGCGATGGGCAGCGGCCGGCATGGTATAAAAGAACTGGCGCACCGGTTCGCTGGATGCTGATAACATCCGCAAAACGCTTCTCGCCTCAAACAGCAAAAACATCAAACGGGGCGGCTATGGGGCCGCCCCTTCGCTTTTTCACCCTAACACGTCAGGCGATGATCGCACGCTCGAACAGCAGCGTGATCGTGACGCGAGGCACGCTTCCCGGCCCCAGGTCCTCCTTCACCTGCCAGACGCGCCCGAGCGTCCAGCCTCGATTCACCGCATCGTTCATCACGCTCTCCATCTGCGCCTCGTAGCCGGTCTGCCCGTCATCGCGATGGTTGAACGGCACCGTCTGCACAAGATGCCGCATCATCGCGCGCCCCCTTTCGCCATCTGCATGTAGAGCGTCAGCGCCATGGCGCGGACATCCTCGGAGTTGAACCGCAGCGTGCAGCCGACGCCCTGGCCGGCCTTCTCGGCGCGCATCGCCGCGATCATCGCCTGGACGAGGCAGCTCTCCAGCAGCGACTCAGCCGGACCGGAGCGCGCGGGTGCGTGGCCGTTCCCATTCTGCGGGGCCGGAGTGCTAGGCTTCGGTTGAGCACTGTGCACAGGGCTCGATGCCCGGGGGGCGAGTGCAGTCGCCAAACTTTCGCTCGCCTCCCCGCGCTCCACCTTCCACTCGACCCGCCGCCGCGTGCCGTTGACGCGCTCGGCCTTGCAGATCACGACGGGATCGCCGCGTCCGACGCCGAGCTTGTCGAGTCTGTCGCGCACGATGGGCGGGACGAACATCACGCGCTCGCCCTCGAGCGTGTACATCACCGAGTCGCCGAACTGCCCGTTGATTTCCTTGCCCTCGTCGAAGGCCAAAACGACCTCTTGGGGCACGTTGGTTGCGAAGGTCACTTTGTCGCGCATGTCTTCCTCGTTTCCACAAGGTTTGCTTCCAGTTCTATTATGCATAGTTACGTAACTTTTTGCTATTCCCCATCGCATTTTTCGGGGGTACAAGCAGTTTCGTAACTGTGGTGTATGATGGGATCGTGAAGACGAAGAACGAAGTCGCCGTCGCGCTCGTTGCCATGCGATGGAGTAAGGCTACGCCGGCTGACCGGGCACGTCAGGCGCGAGTGCTAAACCGCGTGCGCCGCGCCCTCACGGCCAAGCAACGCAGCGCAATTGCAAAGAAGGCGGCGCTGGCGCGGTGGGCGAAGAAGAAGGGAGCGACTGAATGAGCGAAAGCAACGGGTCGACGGAGCGGATGGACCGCGTCGAGCGCGGCCTGGAGCGCCTCGAGGAGGCAGTTGAAAAGATCGCCGACTCGCAGCGGAACCTGCTCACGGCGCAGGTTCTGTTTGTCGACGAGACCCGCGCCCGCTTGGGCGAACTCGCCGGCGCGCAGATGCACACCGACCAGAATGTGGGCAAGCTCGCCGCCGCGCATGAGCGCACCGAGCAGAACTTGGCGGAGGCGACCGACAAGCTCAACGCGCTCATCGGCGTCGTCGACGGCATCGTCCGCGGGCAACCGCCCGCGCAGGGGTAGAAGCGCGGCAAAGGGCGCCGAGGCGCGGTGGGCGAAGGCGAAGAAGAAGGGAGCGACTAAATGAGCGAAAGCAACGGGTCGACGGACCGCATGGACCGCTTCGAGCGCGGCTTGGAGCACCTGTTGGAGACACAGGCCGGTCAGCAGACGACCATCGACAAGATTCTCCAAGCGCAGCGCAAGAACGAGGTGATGATGGCCCAGGCCCTCGAGGCCATCAACTCGCTCGCCAGAATCGCCCAGTCCCACGAGAAGCGTATCGAAGATTTAGAACAGTAAGGCGCGGTGGGCGAAGGAGAAAGGAGGCGCGAAGTGACGAACGAGCAGCTATTCATGGCCATCGGAATCCCGGTGATCCTCAACGCCGCGATGTGGCTGGCCATCCACTCGCGCATCGGCAGCATGGAGACGTCCGTCCACAAGTTGCTCGACGCGTACTCGAAGGCCTGGGAGTCCAACCTGCGCCGCGTCGAGGAAGTCATGGACGCACGGCTCAAACACATCGAGGAAGAACTCAAGCGGTGAAGGGAGGCGCGAAGTGAGCAACGAACAACTCTACATGGCGATCGGCGTACCGATCTTTTTCAACGGCATCATCGCGGTGGTGATCACCACGCTGTTCAGCGCGCGCCTCAGCGACGTACGCGACCAGATCACCGCGGCACGCGGCGAGTTCCGCGAACTGCTAGCCGCGGAACGCCGCGCCTGGGACGCCAACTTCAAACACGTCCTGGACAAACTGGACGAGCTCGACGGGCGCCTCTCCAAGATCGAGGCTAAGTGAGCCGGGAGATCGCGCTCAAAGCGGCCGAGGCGCGGTGGGCGAAGGAGAAGGGAGGCGCGAAGTGAGCAACGGAAACGGACACGACGAATCGCGCATGGACCGCTTCGAGCGCGGCTTGGAGCACCTGTTGGAGACACAGGCCGGTCAGCAGACGACCATCGACAAGATTCTCCAAGCGCAGCGCAAGAACGAGGTGATGATGGCCCAGGCCCTCGAGGCCATCAACTCGCTCGCCAGAATCGCCCAGTCCCACGAGAAGCGTATCGAAGATTTAGAACAGTAAGGCGCGGTGGGCGAAGAAGAAGGGAGGTAAAACCCCGAGATGACCTACTACGACGAAGCGAAGAAGTCTTTCCGTGAGAACCTCGACATGCTCGGCGACCCACGCCGGGACCCGCTGGTCTGGAACCTGAACGCGGGCCTTATTGCGTTGACATCATCGGTTCAGGCCGAACTGGCTGACATTCGCGGCCGGCTGGATCAATTGGAAGCCCAACTGCGTCGAGGATCATCTTCCCCTGGAGAGCGGTGAGCGGAATGTCACGGATTGCCCGAAGCAACGCATCCACTTCGACCTCAGTCACCCGGCTCGCCCGGAGAACGGAGAGATTGATGGACATCTCCGGCTCTCTCGGTTCGCGCAGGTCCAAGGCGATTTGCCTGCCATCCTTGGCTAAATTCCACCAGCGGGCCAGGAATTCGCGGTCGTGTGCGGTGCTTGGAGTCAAGATGAGATGTTCGCCGGATGGCTCGACTCTGACCTTCATAACAAACATGCTACCGCGGCTCCGAACCCGCACGCA